ATACAATCAAAAAAAAAAAGTGCATCAACTCCAGAAGAAGAAATAATTAATTCTCTACAAAATATAATTATTTTATTTTCTCTAGAACAGCCAGGTAAAAAAGATTTGAAGAATGCAAAAAGTAATGTTGATTTTTATAAAGAAATATATAAAAAAATGGCTGATGCAATAGGTAAACCTATGCCTGATATGAAAACCAAACATGCTATGATAAAAAGTATAACTTTAGGAAATATTAATAAAAAAAAATTAAAATTACATGAAAATGATGGATTTTTTGATGTTTTAGATTGGGATGAAAAAGAAATTGGAGAAAAATTAATTTATGTCTCAAAAAATCTAATAAATAAAGTAAATAGAAGAGGATAGAAATTCATGAAAAACGATTTAATGAAAAAAGTTGGCGAACTACTTGACTTAGCTGGTGTAGACCAAGAGGTTGTTAAATCAGTTACAGAAAAGTTAGCTGACGAAGATGTAGTACTAGAAGGAGAAGAAGAAATGCAAGAAGAAGAAAGAGTCGAAGAAGCAGCTTGCCCTATCAAACATGAAGAGCCAGAAGCTGAAGCTGAAGACGAAAAGAAAGCTCCTACTGATCCTAAAGCTAACGAAGGTGGTTACAACGCAGTTGCTGAAGGTTGCTCTTGTGAAGAAGGCAAATGCACTTGTAAAGACAAAGCCGAAGATGAAGTAGAAGTGGAAAAAGCTAATGAAGCTGAAGAATCTTCTGAAGAAGCTGAAGAACTCGATGTTCAAGAAGCTCTTGTTACTTTACTTTCTTTGGTCAAAGAAGCTTATGAACAAACCTCAGCTATGAAATCTGATTTTGATGCTTTGAAAGAAGAATACGCAAAATTAGTTGCTGAAAAAATCATCGAAGAAGCCGCTGAAGAAACAGTAGAAGAAGGCTGCGATGACGAAATCGAAATGGAAGCCAAAGGCGATGAAGAAGACAAAGCTGAACGTGCTAAAGAAGAAAAGAAAGTAAAAGAAGTAGAAGCACAAGAAGACGAAGAAAAAGCTGACGAAGACAAAGCCGAAGGCAAAGAAGAAAAAGCTGAAAAAGAAGAAGAAAAAGCTAAAAAGCATAAAGCTGAAGAAAAAGAAGAAGAAAAAGACGAAGATAAAGATTATGAAGAAGCTCATGAATCTTTAGAAGAAACAGCTGACCAGATTGCTGAAGGAGTATCTGAAATTACTGAAGAAGCTGTTGAGGAAGCTCCTGTTAAAAGAACAAAGATAGCTAAAGCTTATTCAGCATTTGCTTCTGTTTCTGAATCAGTAGAAGAAGCTAAGGAAGAGAAGAAAGCAAATAGAGCTTTCACATTATTCCCTAACTTATAATTTTAGGCGGGGAGGTTAAAACCCTCTCCCTGTCTTCAATTTCGATTAATTTAATAAATAATATTAAATTATTGAATTAGTTAAGAAAAGTAAACACAAGATAATATTAAAATGGAGTGAAAACAAATGGCAAAATTCAACAACTTAGAACAAGTAAAAAAAGAATTTTTACTTAGATCAAACGGCGGAGATAGATTACACTATCATAACGCTCGCTTCAGCGACTTGGACAAATTTGCTCCTATCGTTGAAAGACTTTTAGATACTGACTATAACAAAGTATCTGGTTTCTCATTCTCAGAATTAATGGAAGCAGTTTCATTGGTTTCTGAAAACTACAACTCAGCTGATTACGCGAATGCAATCAGAAGAGACGCTAAAGCTGTTAAATTGGACGAATCAATTGGTAGAGAAATTTCTGGTGAAAATAACTTCTGGGCTATTTCAGAAGCTCTTAACCCAGCTACAACAGCTCAAGCTCCTTACCCAGTTCCATCAATTGCTTTGACAACTTATCAATACGAAAAAGCAGTTCTTCCTTATTTGTGTCACCAATTCGACCTTAAAGGAAACCGTGGTTTAGTTTATTACCAAAAAATCAATGCTGAAAATGCAAAAGGTAATATTGAAGCTGGCGACTTGTTAGGTTCTCCGAAAGAAATGAGTAAACAACCTCTTGATTTCGTTGGTACTAAAAATATTGAAAAAGAAGAAGTAGCTACAATGGGTTCTGGTGAAACATCATTCACTTACACATTACAATATCACCCAATCCAAGCTGGTTCTTTGGTTATCAATGTTGAAGGTATGGAAGGATACTTCAAAGATTTCGCTCAAGAAGGTAATCCTGAAGTAGTTGCTCTTTACTCTATCGGTGGAGATTTGGGTAAAGCTACAGCTAACCTTAAAACTGGTGAAATCACAATTGAATTGGCTGAAGCTTCAGCTCAATCAGGTAATAAAATCTATGCTACATATGCTAGAGACATTGAAACTATCGAAGGCGGAAAAGCTAACATGGCTCGTGCTCAAGTTTCTTTGGAATCTAAACAACTTGAAGCAGAAGATTTCTCAGTATTCACTGAAACTTCTATCTACCAAGAAGCACTTTCTAAAGCAATCTTTGGTTTAGATTGGAACTCTCAAGTAGATGAAGCTTTGGCTGCATTATACAACAAAGAAGTTGGTAACAAAATCGTTGCTGAAATCAAAGCTAAAATTCCTGCTGAATCAGTTAAATCTCATTCATTGGATAAAGTTACTGGTGGAAACAATGACTTGTTCAACGTTCAGTTCATCTCTGTTGTAATGGGTAACTTAGGTAAATTAATCACAGCAGCTTCAGGTATCGGTAATAACAGATTGTCAGCATTGGTTATCAATATTGACGTATTACCTATCATCAGAGCTCTTCCGAAATTTACAGCTTCTAATGCTGACTTTGAAGAAGTTATGGGTGGTATGTACCTAGCTGGTTTGTATGACGGAATGCCTGTTATCGTTGGTTATGACCCAATCTTGACATCTGGTGAAGTTATAGGTATCTACAAATCTAAGAATAAAGACTTCTTAACTCCTTATTGTTGGGGTACTTTCATTCTTCCTATCATCAGAGACATCTTCGATCAAGACAACTTGGCTGTTAACAGAAAACAATTGATTGCTTCTGCTGCAGGTACAGTTGTTGCTGAAAGATTGGCTGCTAAATACACTATTACAGACATCGATGCTGTACTTGGTGAATAATAGGTGGAAGCCATTTTCATATAAGAATAAATCCCTCATTTCGAGGGATTTATTTTTTTATTTAACCTTGACATTAGATATCTAGATAAGGTATAATCTTTATATAAAGGAGATTATTATATGGAAGTATTATTAACAGCATTACTTTTATTAGGATTGTTAATAGCCGATAAGGTAGTAGGTGTATTTCTAGCTCCTTTTAAGAATAGGGATTCTAGTAGGGGCACAACTTTTAGTGGACGTAATGTTACAGTTCGTGGTAAGAATGGTCGTACATATCATTATCATTATTTTGATTAATCTTAATTTTTGACAACTTCCAGAATATATGATAGAATAATATTATAAATGAAGGTATAATTTTTATATAAAGGAGATTATTATATGAAAGTATTATTAAAAGCAATAGTAGATAAGGTAGTAGGTGTATTTCTAGCTCCTTTTAAGAATAGGGATTCTAACAGAGACGCAAATTTTAGCAGACCTAGTTGGAATGGTCGTATATATAACTATGATTATTTTAGAAGACGTAGTAGATATGCTAGTAAGAACGGTCTTACATATAATTATTTTGATTAATCTTAATTTTTGACAACTTCCAGAATATATGATAGAATAATATTATAAGTTTTATTAAATTCTGTAATAGTAATAGAATTTAGGGAGAGAGTAGTGAAGTCCTTAGTTAGTTTGGATGTATTTGACACAGCCATATTTAGGAAAGTTTTTAATCCTACAGATATATTTAATTTAGTAGAAGATGTAGTAGGAAATAACTTTAAAGCGCGTCGAATACAAGCCCAAGATGCTGCTAGGAAGAAGAGTATATTTTATAACCTAGTAGATATTTATAAGGAAATTAAGCCATCTTTTAATCCTAAAGAAGAAATTAAGGCAGAACTACTTAACTGTAAACCCAATCCATACATCTTAGATTTATATAATAAAGGTGAAAGTGACTTTATATTTATATCAGATATGTACTTACCTAGTTCTGTAATTAGAAGCATGCTTGAACGTTGCGGTTATAAGAATCCTCAAGTTTTTGTATCTTGTGAGTTAGGAGCGCTTAAGGGAAGCGGAAAGTTATTTCAAAAGGTAGAAGATATCTTACAAAGGAAGATAGACACTCACATAGGGGATAACTACCACGCAGATATTCTAGGAGCTTCTAGAGCTGGTATAGAAACTACGAGCTTTATAGGACCTCCTATTTATAAAAGAGAAGTTAGAACTCCTTTATTACAGAATGTTAAGTTACGTAAGCTTCTTATTGATGAGGAGTTGAGTTCTGATTCTATAGAGAAGAAGATAGGGTATATATTTTCTCCTTTAATATTAGCCTTTACTAAGAAACTTCTCGACGAGGCTGCGGATAATCAAATCATATTTTTTAATGCACGTGATTGTTTTCCTATGTACTTGATAGCTAGGTGGCTTATTAAGTTCAATAAGAGAATTAAGTACTGTAGGTTTAGCCGTAAGTCATGTCACTTCCCTAATATTAATGTAAATCAGAAGATAGATAGCTCTTATAATATTAAAGCTATGAATTTCTTTAAGACATTGAGATTAGAGACTATAAAGGATTTTATAGATATGTTTGATTTGAAAGGAGACTATTCTAATGAGCTGCAGAAGATTGGAATTAGAATAGATTCTCCCCTGAATTTTAAGTCAAATAAGAATAGTATTGTTCAGCAATTTGTTACTTTAATACAGAGTGACTTATATGAGAAGGCGAGAGCTGCCAGAAAGAACTTTAAGAAATATATCACATCTTTAGGAATGAAAGATGGGGATATATTTGTGGACTTAGGTCATTTTGGTTCAATGCAGAGTATAATCAGAAATATTACAGGAATTAAGCTTAAGGGAAGGTATATACATACCTTTGATTCTAGAAATTACTTTCAAGGAGTACAAGAAGAGAAAACGTCTTATTTACCTAAAGGTTCATTAAGAGCATACACAGGGATTGTAGAAGTTATATTCTCAGAACCTAATGGAACTGTAGTTACTTACAATGAAGAAGGAAAACCTATTCTGAATAGAGATACCAAGTATCGTAAAGACATAACCAAAGAATTAATTAGGGGAGTTCTTAAAGGAGCACGAGATATTCTAAACGAAGGTATAGAGATACCTTATAATGATTGTATAGAAGTGCTTAATAGATTCTTAGATACACCTACACTGGAAGAAGCTGAATTTGGTAATTCAGAACTTTTTGAGAATGGTTCTTATGAGAATAATGAAAGTGTAGTTTGGTATAATAAGGATTATATAAGACAAGGGAAGATAAGGGAATGTTATTTTAGAAGCTACTGGAAGACAGCTTTTAAAGTGCTCATGAATAATGACCCTAAGATGAAGTCCTTGGGAGAGGATATATTGAAATGACTTTTTTAGTTTATTTGAATCATTATAATATAAGGCAATGTAAAGCTCAGTACTTAAGCGTTATGTATGAAGTATTAGGTAAGAACTTAGATGCTCATTTTATTCTGAATAAGGATTACTTACAGAAGTATAATATCGGAGAAAGATGGGAAGTTAAGTGGGTAGAGAACCATTGGGGTAAATATACAGATGTAATAAGCAGGCTGAAACCTGATAATTACACCTTGGTAGAGAAACCTGAAGTATACTTAAAGGAAGCATATGATGGTCACGACTTAGTACCTTCAGAGCTGCTTAGGGAAACTGTAGAACGACATATACCTGAACTGAAATCCACTATAGAGGAAGTTATAAAGAGTAGAAAGATAGAAGCTGGTGTTACTTGGGTTAATAATGAGTGCTTTAGAGATACACTTGCTGAATTCGGATTGAAGACTTTCCACCATGAGATGGGACCTTTTAGACCTACTGTTTATATACCTACAATATACTTGGATTTTCAAGGTGTTAATGGCAATACTGAGTTTAACCGAAGGTTTGAGAGATTTTTAAACATAGCAGATGAAGTTCCTATTTTAACTCGTAAGGAGCTTATAAGAGTCCTATCCCCTAATTATTGGCAGAAATTATATAAGATTCTGGATAATAAGAATAGGGAATACGAGATAGGAGTAGGGCTACAAGTAGAAGTAGATACCAACCTGTTACTATTTAATGAGGGTAGGCATTGGGTAGACCCTATATTAGGAGCTGAAGCAGATTCTACAGGTAAGGTGCTTGTTAGACCTCATCCAGCAGCTGGATATATAATGAAACCTATAGATAGCAGATTAGTTATAGATGATATAACTAAAGGGAACGCTCAGGATTTTATTAATAAGTGTAATAAGATATATTGTTTGAACTCATCTGTAGGATTAGAAGCCATATTACTTGGAAGAGAAGCTAAGATATTCGGAGATAGTCCTTTTAGGGATACATGTCAGATGAATGAAGACATGAAGTTAAAGGCTTTGAACTTTGTAGTATTTGGTTATTTAATACATAGAGATTTGTTATTTAATGCTGATTATTATAAGTTTAGATTAGGAAATATAGGAAACGAGAAAGCTATATATCTTGATAATATGAAGAGACTTTTAAAGAATAGTAAGAATTAGATTTTAAATTAGAATGGAGAATTAAATATGCAAGAGAAAGAGATTATGTATAAGCCAGAAGGCGTATGTAGTAAGTATATTAAGGTTATTATTTCAGAAGAAGATGGATCTGATAAGAAAGATAACTTAATTAAGAAAGTTATATTTATGGGAGGCTGTCCGGGAAATGCTGTAGGTTTATCTTTAGCTATTGAGGGAAGAAGCGTAGAAAGTGTTAAGAATATGCTTCAGGATGTTAAGTGTGGAGCTAAGCCTACTAGTTGTCCCGCTCAATTAAGTAAAGCTTTAGAAGAATATATTAATAACTAAGAAGAAAGGAATTTTTAAGATGTTTGTAAGAAACAAGGAAAAAGTAGATTTTAAGTATAGAAAGGGAGCTACGCTGGTTGTTCTTAAAGCTGAAACAGTGTCTTACGTAGATGAGACCAAGGTATCTGCGAAAGAACTTAGGGATTGCTATGGTCAAAGAATTGACATTATTTCTCAAGAATTAGTTGAAGAAATAGCTAAGACTAAACCAAGCATTAAGAAGAATATCGAAGTTACAAAGAAAGCTTTTGAGGAAGCAGCTCCTGTAGAAGAAGTAAATAAAGTTGAATTAGATAATGAGAACTTTATTGATGACATGTTAGCTCAAATCGAAGATGAAATAGGTACTAAGAATGCTGACGCAGACACTGATACCGACACAGACACAGATACTGATACAGACACAGATACTGATACAGATACCGACACAGACACAGATACAGACGCAGACACTGATACCGACACAGATACAGAACCTAAGAAACCTGTAGCTAAGAAATCAACGGCTAAGAAGTCAACAGCTAAGAAAGCAACTAAGAAATCAACGGCTAAGAAGTCAGTAAAGAAATCAACAAAGAAAGCGTAATATAACAAGAGGGAGGTTAAACATACAAGCCTCCCTTATTTAATTAAATTTTATTATGAAGTTATATAATAAAGTAGGAATATAAAGTGATATATTTAGAAGAATTATTAGATGCAGTAATAGCTGAAGAAGGTCAGACCCTTATGGGATTAGACTTTTTGATAGAGACTCTAGACTTACCCATGAAGAAGATAGATTTACTATTTAAGAAGTCATTAGCTGAATACAGTGAAAGAAGACCCATGAAGAAGACTACTGTAATTAATAATTTTGATTACACAGATACAGAAGGTAACAGTGGTTTCATTAGAATGCCTGAAGGTACTACTTCTTGCAGGATAGCTCGATACGGTGTTCTTCCCAACCAAATGCCTAGATATTACATGCCTAAGTTTGGCGAGCAAATGGTAGAATTTGATATTACTACTTTAACGTGTCGTGTATGGCCTCCTGTAACGCCTTTAAGACTTACATATACTCAAAGGTTTTCTCCTACCACTAACGTGCTGATAGAGAAAGTTATAGACATTCCTTATGAAACAGATGAGTATGATATGACGTTGCCTACGTATTTTGCAAGTAAGACTTTAACTTTTCAAAAGAATGTAGTTGCAGAAGATCCAGACACAGGCGAGATGGTTCCTCAGATATTATCCATGAAACCTACAGGTTACGTTAATGAGAAGAATATAGATGGGGAAGTTGTTTCAGAAGCTATATTGAAAGGTTCTTTAGGAAGTGGCACAGTTAACCTTAAGACCAGAGAGGTACATTTAGACTTAGCTGATACTTCTATTTCCCCTATAGTATTGAATTATTATCCTAAGTATTCTGTAGTTAAGGAATTAGATTTAGGTAATTATTTGTTTACGAAGATATTTGCAAGTAAGATTTTGGAAGCATTGGCAAGCTTACGTGCTCAAGCTACACAAGAGAAATTACATAACGTTGATTTAACAACTGACGATTTAAGAACTCGTGTTGCTGATTTGAAGAAGGAAATTAGAGAAATTCTCAGAGCTTCAATAAGCTTTGCTGATATGGCTCCAATGTAGTTTTGTATTTGACACATTTATGGATATACCTTATAATTATATTGGGATTAAATTTTAAAGTATGAATATATCTCAGTTAATTCAAAGTACGAATAGTGTTAAGAACAGGGACCAAGGAACAGTATTTACAAGTAAGAAGTTCGGGACTATCTATGCATACAACCAAACGGTTAAGACTAGGAAAGGAAGTTCCATTGTAGAAGTTACTATGATGATAGGAGCTTTGTCTGACATGATAAGAACTTCTAGGGTAGGGTCTCGTCCTGTAGCTGCTCATAAGGTTATGATATCTATAAGAGGAGTTAAGCATACTTTTTATACGGCAGACCAATTAGTTTCAATTATTAGGTTTAGGTTTAAGGAGTACTCTGATGCAGAAGAATTTCCAGCTTCTGATATTTTAAAGATGGCTGTAGAGAACCAAATTAGGTTTTTTGAGAATAGCACAATATTTGCTACATCTGACGGGGAAGGATATAATGTAATAGAAGATAATATACCTGAAGATAGTGATATACGAGTGTGGTGCAGCTGTTCAGATTATTATTGGACATTTCAATTTTATAATGTAGAGAATGGCGTAGATATATGGGGTAAGTATCCAGACCGATACGTTCCTAAGACAAAGAAGGGATTTGAGGCCTTTAGAAAGAATCAACCTTTAAGGAATCCCGGTAGAAATCCGGGAATGTGCAAGCATTTAATGCTTTTACTATCCATGCTCATGGACAGAGGAGTAGTACAAGATTCTAACGGGGTTTTGAAATCTTATTTCAAGGCTGACTTTAGCAGATTTAAGAAGAAAGATAGGTTATCTCAAGATGAGTATAACAGACTACTCAAGAAGTACCAGACAGATCATAATGCTAAAAATATGCAGAGATCAATGAACAGAGGAAGTATAGGCTACGGAACTTTGGCCGGATTTAAGAAAGGCGGATGGGATTCGAAGACACATGAATGGAAAGCTGGTAAGTGGGTTCAAAGGAGACCGAAGTAAATGAGAACTTGTTTTAATTGTGGCGCGCAGCTACCTATAAACTCGTTGAAATGCAGTAAATGTGGGTATATGCCAGATACTGAGTTTATGAGAAAGTGCCCTAACTTAAGGGGTGCTGTGTGCAATTTAGTTGGAGAATTATGTAATTTTAGGGGAACGTATCAGACTTGCCCTACGAAGAATAGGGCTGACAGGGAATGTGGCTATTAATATTCTTGTTTTAATTAAATTATAAAGTATGGATAATTTAGAAAGATTGTATGAAGCTTTAATAGCTGGTATAGAAGAAATGTTAAATACGACTACTTCAGTCATGGCTCCATATCCAATAGATGTGGTAGGTAGAGTTACTCCTTTCACCAAGAGAACTAAGGCTAGAGGCAATGGTAGAGGTGAGAAAAGGGCTCCTCATACAGAAGTCAAGATAACTGAAGAGTATAAGAAAGAGAGCATGGGTAAGCAGAGCAATGCCATGATGAAGTATAAATACAAGAAATTAAGAAGTAATAATTTTACTAATATTGAAGAAACCATGATAAACATAGCTGCTCTTTGTAATGCTATACTAAAGAATTAAAGAAGAATAGTGGTAGTAAAGAAGAAGCCCTTACTTATATTGTAAGGGCATTTTTTGAGGATTATCGGCATATATATATTTATCTATGAATTGTATAGAAGTAGTGGTCTTTATTTCCTAATCTTATAATTGTTATTGTGATAAATGGGAACTCTCCCATGCTAAAGGCAACGTCAAAGTGTCGTAACCTTTCTTCACTTTCTCTTGTAACGTCTTCAAGTTCACCTGCATATTCTGTGCAACAAGTATCACAAGTTCTTTTAAGCCCATCTTTTCTGTATCTGTAATAGCCGCTTGTTTCATTTGTAGGTTCTATATATTCAAGACCATAGACTTCCATACAAGTTCTTTTAGGGCTCCAAGGTCCGTCTGGGTAGTTGTATAAAGTTTCTTCAAAGACTATACTTTTTGAGTTATACTTGATTTTAGAACCAAAGTTGTCTTGAAAGACTTTATAGTTAGCAATGGAACCTTCTCTAGTTTGCCCATCGTTACAGACATGACTGTCAGCCCAAAAGTTTCTAATGTGCTCGTCACTACTTGTAAGAGCTATCTTAAGGTTTACAGCAAAACTTACAAGACATTCATCTTTGATTTCTTCAAATGACTTTTCGCCAACTTCATGGAAGTTGAACACAGTTTGTTCAATTAACATTTTTAAACCTTCTTTCTTTTTCCGCTTTCGCCTATAGTACATGCTATAGGAAATTCTACATGTATATAATATAACTTTTTATTAACCTTGTCAAGTTTATGGAAGTGTGCTATTATTTAAGCATGTTCGATATAATAGACGTGCGTGAACTATTTACCAAATATACTCCAAGGAAAGATTGTGCTGGAATCAACTTTGACCCAGACAATAGGTATGGAAATATAATTTTTATTAAGACGACAGATGGTATCCACTACTCTTTATCTAAGATATTATTCTTTCAAATAGTGGGAGACATGGCTATTATACAAGATGAGGAATTTACGTCTTTGTATAAGTAGAGTTACAGTGTTTTTAATTCTTCTCTTAATTCTTTTGCTTGTTGTTCGTACTTTTCAATATATTCTATATCATTAGCCCTTATTGCTCTAATAGATTTAAGGTCAAGTTCATCTAAAAGGGTAAGTATTTCTTTTTTACGTTGTTCTTTTTTATACTCAGTATACTTTTCAGATGTTTCTAATACGTACTCATCTCCACAAAGTATATAAACATCTTCTGTTTCTTCCCATTTATCTACAGGGTAGAAATCTTTGTTAAGAGGTTCTTCTGTATAAAATTTTATTTTGTTATTTTGATAGCCTACAAACATTATTTTTCTCCTATGCCTCTCCTTGTGCGTAAATAAAGTACGCTTGAGTAAAAGTTATATTTCCATAATCTATACAATAAGTTCCTTTAGTTACAGGAGCCATTATATAAACTGACTTGTAGCTTAATTGATATACTCTTTGGTCTATCCACATTGCTTGCCTTATATTCATATAGCTTGTATTTGTGCCACAATCAGCAACTAGCCAGATAAAGCCATCTGCTGGGGCATTATATCGAGTCCCACTTGCCCCAACAGTTATTGCTGTTCTTTTTGTTAAAGAAGGAAAAGCATATGATGTTAATGTTGCTTTTGTCTGTGCATCCGCTATAACTTCATTATTGCCATTATTACGAGCATAAACGCCAAAGTAAGCCTGTGTATCTGAACTTAAATTGTTATTAGCAATCAGGACTGCACCTGAGCGAGAAACATCATCGAGTTCTATATATTCTAATTGTAAACGTGCAATAGTATTATTCTGTGAATCTATAAATTTTACAGAATTAAATGTATTAGATGAAGGGAGAGTTCCAACAGTAATATCTGCATTCTTATAAATATTTTCAAGCTTATTACTTGAATTTGTAGTAATGTTCACCAAATCTCTGTCAGCTTTATTATTCAATGCTTCTGTTATAGCCCCTACGTTTATATCCTCGCTCATTTCTACCCCGCTAACTGTATTTACGTCATAATTTTTAGTAATTTACGTATTCTAATTTCAGAATTTAATGATGAAAAAAAAAACGGTTTTTACATTTCTTAACATTTCTGATATAGCATAACTTCGCATTAAATTCTAAAGTATGGTTAAAGATGTAGTTAATACAGTTAATAGGAAGTATGTTTACATAAGTAACAGGCTTACTCCACAGTATGAAAGGACATTTGGGCTTCCATGTGATGTATATTTCCCTGTATATCCACCACATACAGATTTAACTAAATATAGAGATATGAAGATATTTGCTCCTCATCAATCTCCATCCTACTCCGATAACCCAGACGTTTCAACCTACTTTTATATACCATTCTTAGTTAAGAAAGATGCCATGAATTCTTCGGAGGCTGAATTTGACGCTTTCTATACTGAAGATGAGATAGATAGACCTTTCATAGAAACTACTAAGAAGAGAGAGCTTCCTATATCAACTAAAGTAGTAGTACATCAGGGTCAATCAATAAGTAAGTTCTTTGTAGATAAGAAACTTGTAGTAACAGGTGCTGATGGTATGATGTTGCTCCGTATGTATCTGTCTCCTTTGGCTAAAGATAATGATGAGGAAGAAGAATTTCAAGAAGAGACTACAGTAGAGGCAGAAGATTATAGCCCGAAGAATGAAGAAGGTGACGGAGGGCTTGGTGCTACCTTAGGTTCTACAGAATCTACGACGAAGAAGAAAGCTCCGTCAACCAAGAAGAAAGCTGCATCAACCAAGAAGAAATCAACCACAAAGAAGGTTACTACAGGAGAGAATATAGAAGCTCCAGCAGATAATTCACCTTCAGGAACTTCCATAAAGATGAACATACCAGATGAGGATTAAGAGACATGATAGAAATTTATGAAGAAATATTAAGTTTAGTAGAAGAATACATTAATGAATTAAATTTAGATACAATGCAATCTTCAAATAGTCAGAGGGAAGAGAACTGGAAGAACTCTTTGGACGATTATTTGAAAGCTTCTAAAGAGGGGGATAATAAGAAGCAGGAAGAAGAGAATTTAAAGAGTTTAAAGGCTAGGAATAAGCTTTATAAGAACACAGAGCTAATGAAGAAGAGGGTTGCTAAGAAGGTAGCAGCTTTTAAAGATAAGCTCATAAATAAGAAACCTCAGACAGCTAGAGAAACACTAAAGGCGGGCTCAGACCACGATAATGCTCAAATAAATCAGTACCTTAGAAATAAGCTAGAGAAATCATTAGCTGTATCAGAAGCTTGCTTAAATGATATATTAACTATTATAGAGGGAGATATTATAGATTTCCAAGCTAAGAGGAAAGAGAAGGTCTTAGATAGAAATGCTAAGAAGATGGCTCGTATGATGAAAGATGGTTCTTTAAATGCCGTGAGAGTTCTCCCTAATAATGAACTCATGGGAGACCCCGTAGCTATCAAGATGGTTAAAGATATTCAGAAAGAGAATGATGAAGTTAGAAAAGCAGCTAGGAAGGAAGCATAATGGCTAAACCTTTAAATGCCTATATTAAGAATGCTATAGCTCAGTTATTCGATGAAATTGAGGATAAATGTCATGTGAAGTTTGCTACTTTTACGGCTTCTGATTCTCAGGGGCAGAAAGAAATAGCTGCGGGCACCAGACAGTTTATGGATAATAAACCTAATAATAAGAGTAATGGGATTTATAAGTACTTATATGATCCCAACCTTTCATTTGATTTCAGATTTCACCAGAGGTTAGCGGCAGCTCCTTTTGAGAAGACGAGTAAACCTTGGGCTACTATAATGTTTAATACAAAGCAAGTAAGAACATTAACCAACGTATTGTCTCACATATATACCAGAACTGAATATATAAATGGTACTCCAACGCAGTTTAAGACTAGAATGGTATCAGTACCTGTTAATATGGTAATTATTTCTAATGATATGGATAAGCTTTATAATACTACTGAGAAAGTAGCTATGTATTTTGACAGGTTTATTAATTTTCATTATGACCATGTAATAACTTTTGGAGATGTTAAGAACGGGGGCTATGAATTCTACGAAAGTGTGGCGGGTAGAGCCGCTAATATAAGAGAAATAGATTTAGACAAGCTTGATACAGAGCATAAAGGTTCATTATGTTCTCAAGCCTATCAGTTTGACCTTATTTATTGGGTAGTCCAGACTCCTGCTGCGTCTTTAAAGCTTTTAAAGAAGATTATTTTAGAAATAGATGTAGGGCAGAAGCCAAATCAAGTATTAACTATAACTGAAGACGGTATAAGCTAGTTCTAATTATTAAATTATAAGATTATAAGTATGAAAGTTTACATGAAATGGCTTTAAAGAGGGTGGAAAGCCCTCTTTATTTAACTTTTTCAGCCATTTTCAGTACCTTAATTAAATTATATCTTAGTTAAGCATAAGTATTATGAAATGGAGACTTAAAATATGACAAGAGTATTACCAGGTGTATATGTTTCTCTGAATGACATGTCACAGCTCCCAGAAGGAGCACAATCCTTAAACGTAGGTTATGTCTTGAAAGCTGAAAGAGGTCCCGTTAATGAATTTAATTTAGTTACTAATCCTACAGATTTTTTAACTAAGTATACTTTCTCAGGAGCTCCTAAACAGTCAGATGATCCTACTTTTCATTCAATCTTGAAAGTATTAGCTCAGACTAATTCAATGTATATAGTAAGAGCAGCCAATAACCCTTTGTACGGTGGAGCCGTAATTAAGAAAGCTAAGGAATTTGGTAAAGTTACAGCTGTATCTAAGGCAGATGAAACTATTACTATTGATGGAGAAGTTCCAGAAGTTGGTGAAATTGTAGTAGTTAACGGTACTAACGTAGCAGATGGTTATTATGTAGTTAAAGCCGTAGAAGGTAATGTAGTAACAGTTACAGGAGACATTACTGAAGACTATGCAGGTACTTCAGAAGAAGCTAAGTTATTCAGGGCTCCTATAGCTCCTTTGAATAACATAAAGATAGCTGACATATCCTCTGCTGTAGCTGCAGAAAATGCTTTTTATTTAAGCGGTAATGTAGCAGCTAAGTTTACGGCTAATGACGTAGTAACAGTTAAAGGTTCTACGGAAGCTGCATATGCTTCTAATAACGGAGATTTCACAGTTGTTTCTGCTGAATTTGACCTTGAAGCTAATAAGACTAAAGTAGTTGTTAAAGAAGCTGTAATTGACGGTGCTGATGGTGCTATTTACTTTAATAGCTTGGTTAATCCTGAAGCCTTTGCTAATTTCTTTACAGATGAAGATTTAATGCTTGTAACAGGAATTAACCCAGGTGCTTATAATGGTAAAGAAGCATTCACTATCCTTTCTGCGTTGGATAATAAAGATAGCTTAGTTTATTATAAGGGTGCTACAGGTATATTTGATAAACCATGTACATTCGATACAATGGAATTTGGAGTTATTAATACTGAAACTAACGAAGTATTAGAATCTTTCTTATTTAGTAGAGACCCAGAAGCTAAAGCTATTGACGGATCACTTCTTTTCGTAGATGACGTAGTTGCTGGTTCAGCTTATATTAAAGTTATTAATAACCCAGCTAATACAGAAGTTCCTAATTCAACTTTGGCAGGAGCTCCTATCCAAGCTAGTGGTGGTTCTAACGGTGGCGAAATTAATTCAGCTACAATGACAGCAGCTTTAAATGTTTTTGCAGATAAGACTATTCCTATTTCATTATTAGGTAATGGTTGTTCTACAGAAGCAGAAACAGCTTTATTCCAACAAGCAGCTATCCAGTTAGCTGTAGAAAGAAAAGATATGATGGTATTCTTGAACTCTCGTAAAGCTGATGAGAAAGCAACTCTTCCTTCTACAAGAGCTCAGAACATTGTAGATTATAAGAAGAATACTCTAGCTAATACTTCTTTCTATGGATGTATGTATGCTCCTCATGTTAAGACAGCGGATATCTTTAATAATAGAACTATTGAAATAGGAGCTGACTCAGTAGCTATAGCTGGATGGTTGAATGTTATTAACAACTTGAATTATCCGTATGCTTATGCAGGTCCTAGAAATGGCTTAGTTTCTGATGTAACTTGCGATTGGAAGATAGGTGACATGAGTGGTGAGGCTCAGCTGTTAAATGATGCTTCAGTTAATTACATAGCCTATGATGGTAAAGTTGGAAGATATTACATGCAGACTCAGAACACATTACAAGTAGCTAATTCTGTAATGAGAAATATAGGTGCTGTAATGAACGTTTTGAACATCAAGGAAACTCTTGCTACTAATTTGAAAGAGTACTTGAATTTACCTATTACTAATGACTTAAGAAGAGACATTTTAGATAATGTAAATGACTACTTGAGTCCGATGGTAGGTAATCGTTTCTATAATTACACATTCAAAGACGTAAGTTCTGATGCAGACATTGCTAATGAAACTTTAAGATACTTGTTAACTATAGCTCCTACAGTTTATAGTAACCGTATCTACCTAGTGATGAACATTGTAAATGCGTCATTTGATTTTAGTATATTACAGTCTATGTAATCTGTTTAATTAAAATAGTTATGGGGAGATAAGTTATTATCTCCCTTTTCTTTTAAGTATGGAGCTACTTTCGAATATTATAAAGAGAATATTAAATTATATAATGAAACATTAACAAGAACAAGATAATAAGGAGGAATGATATAAGATGGTAGCGTATTCCCTCGACCAAACGGCGAAAACGGATATTCAAACAACATTTAGGTTTCAAATCCACATAGCAGCGGATGAGGCTAACTCAGCTTTAGGTCTTACTGAAGATGTTACAGGTTATATTCAGAACTGTGACCTTCCAGCAGCTCCTGGCGACCCTATTACATGGCATCTACCGGGCGGCATGAAGAACTATCAAGCAGGTAAGAGAACAACTAGACCTATTTCTATGACCTTCGTAGTTCCAACAACTGCAGGTAACGGTTCAATTTACAAGCTATTAGAGAAATGGGCTCTTGCTACATATGATTTGAACAAAGGTACAAACATGGGTAAGAGAAACTACTGTACAAGTGGTATCTATATCTATGCTAAAGGTGAAGATGACTCTATTAAGTACATCTTTAGATTATTAAGAGCACAAGTTACAGATTGTAACTATGGTACTTTAAGTTCTGAATCAAATGACTTAATTAAAGTTAACTGTACATTCTACTATGACAATTATGAAGTTAAGAATGGTAACGGTGTTCTTTTAAGATCAGCAAGCTAATATATTTTAATGTTCGGTGTATATGCAATATGTTCTTTGGGAAGTTATGCTTAATAGCTTCCCTTTTTATTAAATTATATGTTGAAAGGAACTTTTAATATTGTCAAGTAATTCCCCTATTTCAAGAGCTGTTGATAATTATGTTGGTGGTACAGGTGTAAATTTCGTAAATCCTGAAGTGGAATATGTACTAACAGGAGGTATTGAGAAGACTGAGAACCCAGTACCAAGTACCCCTATTAATGATGGAATATTTTTACAGGATATAGCCCAGAGCCATCATTTTACAGTAGAATTAGGTAGTGGAGAATTTGAGAGATACAGAACTCCTTATGGTTCTTTTTCGAAGTTTCTCCCTGTTAAGTCTATTAATTTAAACTACACTAGTTATGAGAATATGAGTATTCCTTTAGCTATCTTTGGAGACTTTCCTTTATTGAATAGAAAGAGAGTAAGTACTATATCACTGGCTTGCTATGATATTGACAGTAATAGGTTAGAGAACCAATTAAGAGTCTGGGAAAGTCAATGTTTTCCTAAAGGGAGATATGTAGCTTACATGGATGATATAGTCAAGAAACTTATTTATAGGGGTTATGATGTTAAAGGGAAAGAAACTCTGGTTAAGACCATGTATGTTATTCCTTCTGGAGCCGTGTCAGTTTCTAGGGATTACAGTGCTAATGATGCTAAGCTTCTTAATTTCAGTTTAGTATGTGTTGGTGATGGAGCTACATGTGCTACAGGCGATGGAAAGGGATTTGAGGTTCCTATAGTTGACCATGGTGGCGGGGGTAATGGGCCAGGAGCTACAGCTTTTGCAGAAGTTTATGCTACAGGAGTTACTCCTAGATATTAATTTGACAATTTTCAATAGTAATAGTATAATGAATTTATAAATAGTATAAGAGAGAGGAAATAATACTTTATGGATGGACAGAGAGTAGACTTATGGCAGCTTCCTTCTAAAGGATACAGCTACCCACAAGATATAGAGATTTACGTTAAACCTTTATCTATTAAGGAACAGATAGATATGGAGAGGTATGGCATATCTGATGCTGAATATTTCAATATGATTCTTAATGGAATCACAATTCATGGTGATTTTAATAAGAGAAATCTACTTCATTCAGATGTACAGTTCATGGATATTGTTAGGAGATTATTTTCTTTCGATACTAAAGATGTAATTAGAATAGACGACTGTAAATGTATATACCCTGATTGCAACCATAAGTTCTCATATGAATTTACAATGGACCAGATATCTTTCACAGAATTTAAGAAGGATATTTTTGGAAAGCATTTTATTTTTGGCGAAGGTACAGAGGATGAATTAGAGGTAGCTGTATCTCCTATCACAATTTCTGAATATATAAGTATGAGCAGAGAATTTAGAAATCATTCAGATAAGAAGAGTGCTTTATCTTCGATGTATACAGATTATATGTGTGGTTGTATAAGAGAAGTAGTAGGTAGAACTTTTAAGAATGATAAGGATAGGAATTCTTTCTTAAAAGGATATATAGAGAACTTATGTATGGCCAAGGATAAGAAGCTTCTGAAACAGATTGTAGATGAAACCATTATTAAAGTAGAACCTTTTACATTAATGTGTGAATCTTGCGGAAGAGAAACGGAGGTTGTAGTTAGCCCTACATCCAACTTTCAACAGTAATGGTCGAGGTTATTCACCTGAAGGATTTTACCCTGTTTACCATTTTATTACTTATGGAGAACCTTTTGATAGGTTAAGTTTCTTTGAGAATATTAGCTATTATGTTGAGAAAGGCTGGGGTTCTTATACGGAACTTATAGAATTAAGTATGAAGGACTTTATTGAAATTAAGATAGGTCTTGAATCTAAGGCTCAGAAAGAAACTCTTGAGAAAAGTATGGGGAATGGAGCCATCTAATTAAATTATATAATTAGATACTGTAAGTAAAGGTTAACATGGCAGACGATTTTAATGATAGCTTAGTTTATATAACTCGCCTTTTAGAAGGAATTATGGATAATGGGGTTTCTATTGACCCTGTAAGTACTAGTGCCTACACGAAGCTCTTAGAGAATTTCTCAGCCCAAGTAGGTAAGATAGGTGACACGAGTAGGATGACTAAGGATGAACTTAAAGCTACTATTGGATACTTTAAGACTTTTGTAGCTTCTTATGAATTGAAGTCTACTGAGTTCAATAAGCAGATTATGCAGCTTCAACGTTCTTTAGAAGGTAGAATAGGTGCTGGGGAAAGCCTAGAAACAGAGAAGCTTTTGAAAGGCTTATCTAACATGTTTACGAGCGCCTTACTTCAATCTATGAAAGCTGAGCAGCGCGGAGATAAGAATGGTATTTTCAAGAAAGTCTTAGATAACGACAAGCTAAGTGGTATTTTCAAGGATTTAGCCGAACGAATGGGGGTTAAGCTTGAAGGTGTCACTGACAAGCTGATGAGCTTTTTTAAAGATGAGAATAAGCAGAAAGATAAGAAGAATAAGTCATTAATAGGAGATTTAATAGACGGCTTAGAAAAGAGTAAGTTCGTAGGTGGGGCTTTAAGAGATACCTTTGCACTGGTAGGACTTCTCGGAGCCAACTGGCTTACGCAGTTTGGACAATTCGGAAGAATATTAGGTGGAGCCTTTTATGTAGCAATGACTACAGCGGGTCCATTACTTATTAATGGACTTCTTAAAGGCATGGCTAGTATCTTTACAGGTTCTCTCCGATTCTTTGGCAATATGCTCGGTGGAATAGGAAAAGGTGTCTGGGGGGCAGCCCTTAATGCTTCAATGAAAGCGGGAGGTCCATTAGCTGAATTTGTTACAGCAGGTACAGGTACTCAGAAGGCGGTAGCCGCAGGTAAGATGGCACCTTCCCTCCTGTATGGAGCAGGAGCTATCTGGGCTGGTAAAGAAGCAACAGACTCATGGAAAAAGGGAAATAAAGGCCAAGCAGGAGTTTTTGGACTAGGAGCTGGTGGTTTAGGAGTGGCGGCTATAGCGGCTCTCATAGCAGGCCCTTTAGCACCAGTTGCCGTTATAGCAGCAGCTGTTGGGGGAATTGCCGTAGCCGTAGGGGCTATTTGGAAAAACTGGGATAAGATAGAAAGGCATTATAAAGAAAATCAAGTTTTCTATGATAAGGTGTTAGATTTCTTTTCATTATTTAGTCCTATTGTTGGATGGATTAGGAATATAATAGACAGTTTACCGGGCCACGGAGGAAACGAGGAGCGTCAAAATAGAGCAGACGTATCTGCTCAATTTTGGCATGGAAGCAATAAGAAGGGGTATATATCATCACAGTTACTCGAAGGAAAGCATAAGATTCCTGGAGTTAACAGGCACTTAGATCCTAAAAAGATGACTGCAGAAGATTGGGCACGAGCGGATAAAGAACAACCCGTGTATGGTCCTATGGGTCAAATATTAAACTTAGGACGAATGACCCAGAGGAGAGCTTCAGAAGTTATTAAGGCGGATATACAACAAAAGGGAAGTAATAGTTATTATGAAATAGCACCTGCTGGTCTAACTCGACAAGGAGCCTTCAGGACGGATGCCTTCGATAAAGAGACAGGGGGAGCCTTAGTAGCACGTGGAACAGTTGACGCTCTCATGAAAATGCGTCGCCACTGGTCTTCAAAGGGTTACGACGTGTCTAATGTTTTATTACAAGGAGGTATAGGAACACTAGGAACTCAAGGTGTGGCTATGTCGCCCCATACGTATACTTCTGGACTGGCTTCCCATTTTGGATCTTCTGGAACAGTAATTGACATAGGTTTACCTAAGTACAAGGGTAAAACGATAGGTTTAAATGAGTTTCAACAAGGTATTGTTAATTCAGGTTTTGCTCCCGGAGGTACTCCCCTTATAGAAGACAGAGGAGGATCAAATGAGCACGGTCATATCCCTTTGGGTATTTTGCCAACACAACAGAAGGCTATAGCACAAAGGCACTCTCTAGAAGTGCAAGGAGTTATATCTAACCTAGAGAAAGAAGCTTACGATAAGATAAATGAAGAGCATAAGGGTGAAACTAATGAGAAGCTACTTAAGTTGTACGAGCAAGAACTCAAGAATCGCGGATATAAGCAAGATACTAATACAGGAGATTGGGTACAAAAGAACGGTACTAGATATCAAGTGGACGTAAGTGGTATTGATCCTACAGGAAATACTGATTATCAAAAGACACAGTTCGTAGTAAGTAAAGTAGTTAATTTTGGTTCATAAGAAAGGTATATAAGATGGCTAAGTTATTTTTAGATGGCATATTTTCAAATAGTAGTTATTCACCAAGTACTATTTATATTTCTATGCCTAATATGCCACAGTCGTCTTTTTTAAAGTCAAATCCTGAAGGAGGTAGTATTTTAAGAGGATTACTGATAAGCGAGCCTTCTTTTTCAGCTCAGAATAAGTGGGGTCCTGTTATCAACGATATCACCAACTTACAAGATGTGGCTTCTCTTATAGGTTCTAATAGTATGTTTTCATGGATTAATGCTTCTACTATGTGCTGGAAAGGTACAAGTCCGTTGACTGTTTCTGTGGAATTTTACTTAATTAATTATAAGAGAGGGCTTGGAATTGAGGAGGGATTAAAGAATTTAGTTAAGATGTGCTCCTTAGACCAAGACCCAAATGCTACCGTAGGACAGAACTTTAAAGTACAAGTACATGGGGGGTACGCGGCTGACATATTAACGGGAAATAAAAGGTATTTCGACACTGGGAATAACTTAGAGAAATTTATTGATGAGAATAGTAAAGGAGCTGCTGCTATTAATACTCTTCATGACGAACTATATTCTAATGGAGATGCCTTAGGTTCTATTAAGCTACAATTTGGAAGAAAGTCAATAATCAAGAATTTACTCCTATCGAAGATAAGTGTTACGGAGAGTATTGTGGAAGTGGCAGACCAAGGAGGTAACGATAGAAGACCTTTGTATTATAGGGTTAGTGCTCAATTTACAGGGGTTCGTCCTCTACTTACTGTAGATGTTGATGATATGTATAGTATAGTTAGTGGAGGTAGGGAAGCTGGTTACGGAAATTACACAGCTCCTACTACCGAAGCTCCTCCAAACATTACTCGAAGGGCTGTTTCAGATAATTCGTCATTTAGTGGCGGTAAGGGAACCAGTGGAAACTTTTCAGGAGGAACTTTTGATAGTGAAGGTAGCAGGAGTTCTTCAGGGACTGCGGGTAGCTGGTAATAAATTAAGGAAATAATGTATGACTTTTTATATGCGTAATTTTACAAGTGAAGAGAGATTTGATATATCAAAGTTTTTAAACTTTGAGAATGATGTATATGATGTAATAGCCTCCCCCTTTTTAACTCAGATAATGCAGTTACCTACTGTTCAATATTATCATGTAGATGATGGATTTAGGGAAATAGACCTTATTTCTACCGAGGTATACGGGGACCCATTTTTTGCTTATATAATACAGTTCTATAATAATGACTTTAGAGAGACCTTCCCTGAGGGAACTGTTCTTAAGTTATTTTCAATAGAAGACTTAAACGAGATTTATTACACATTATCAACGAAGAGTAAATTAGAGAGTGAAGATTAATGCAGATAGGGAATAGTGTATATGTAGATATAAGAGTTAAGGGTTCTGACCAGAGAGGAATCCTAACTTTTGATAATATGAAGGAACTCCAACTTGTGGAGACGGCCGGGACATCATTACCTTATATTTGCTTATCTTTCTTTACATTAGATAAGAATTTGGCTGACCTATTTATGCAGAACAATCAGATAGAAGTATCTATAGGACAGACTGCAGAGGATGCTGAAACTTTTGTCATGTCCCCATTAAGAGCACCTAAAGATACAGATCCTTCAGGGGAAACGTGGACTATAGAATGTGGTGGCTTTATAGGGGACAATACTTATATGATGGATAAGGTGTCTAAGGCGTACGTAGGTAATTCATTAATGGTGGCTAAGAAGGTTCTTAAGAACTTTACGAATATTAATAATAAGATAGATACTAATATAACCTCAACTAATGAGAACCAAGTTATTTGGAGACAATCATATGAAACCACAAGTTCTTTCTTGGTGGATACTTTATTACACATGGATATTAGACCGTCTTTCCCACTTTTCGCTTTTGATAAGTACGGTAAGTTTCATGTAAGAAGCTATAACAGTATAATAGAAGGAGAGCCCGTTTGGAGATTCAAGCCTACTGCGGGTAATGCAGCTAATGAAATTCAATATTTGAATAACTTTAATGTTGAGAGTTTCAAGCCTTCTTATAATCTGTACTCTGGTTATAATAAAGTCACAGAAATATATAATGCTACATCGGGGATACCTGAATATGTAGTTAATGATAATGTTCCTGTTCTAGCTTCTACCGAGGAATCAGAAACGTCGGGTTCTGGTAATAGAGTAACTTTAAATAAGATACAGAGTGCGAACGTTCATAAGACATATGTTGAGGCTTATGCACATAATACGAACAAGTTAATGTCCCTGTCTTCTATGTTAGGTTGTCTGCAGCTCATAGGTTATTACCCCAAGTTGAAACCGACTGATTTAGTCTATGTAGAAACGGATAAGACGGGAGGTTCCGATAGCACTTTAGAAGGTTTATACTTAATTGATACCATAGTTACCACACCTAACTTCAGAAATGGAACTATAATTACATATGTATATGTAACTAGGGATAATAAGAATAATGTAGAGAATTATATTACGGCTCCTGAGAATAAGATAAATGTTACTAAGAAATTTATTCAAGATTTAATTAATGCTATATCAAATGCTCGTGTGGCTTTAGCAGTAAGTGCTCAGATTATGGATGGAACTTTTACAAGTGCTGTTAGGTCATTCCTTATGGGTACTAAGAATAATTTATTAAGAATGTTTTCGGTAAGCGGAACTATCCTAGATTTTAATGGGCAAGCTAGAATGCTACAGAGTATGCTTTGTACAGGTAACTCAATCATGAATACTTTATTAAGTATGATATTTCCTAATTACATAGCTATTACATTAAGAGACTTCTTGATTGATAAGCCGTCTAATAGAGAACTTGTAGGTAAATATATTGACCAGTATGTACCTTTTGAGGTACAAAGCATAGTTTCTTCACTAGTTGATTCTTTATTCTCTGTGCATGACTCATTAAATTCTATAGCAGTAGCGAATGGTATAACAGCAAGGGAGATACCCACAGTGGCTAGAGTTAATTCATCATTTAATGCACCTCAGAACAGAATAGCTAATATTCTTACAGGCTTTGAGAATAATACTACAGGACTTGACATTCCATTCCCTATAGTAGAATTGACTGAATCTCAAGAGTTATTACCTGACGAGGAATTAAAGGAACTGGTAGCTTCTGAAACTATAGATAACTTAACAGATTTAGGATATTTAGATGGGGTTGATAAGGATGAGTTCAAGGATATTCTTCTTGGCAAGTCCCCTGTTAATTTTAATATAATTAATCAGATTAATTCTAATGCTGGAGATATATTTAATTATAGATTTTGGGGAACTTTCGGGGCTTCGAATCAAGCTATGTTTGCTTGGGTATATGGAGATTCCGTAGTTTATACCAAGTCAGATGAAATTAAGCAATACACAAGACTTTATAATGCTGATTACTCACCTTATACTGATACATTGTTTAGAGTAGTAGAAGACGCGGGTTCTTACTGTATAATGTATGAGGGAGCTGAGGGTTCCGTGAAAGCAGAAAGAGATGAATCGTTAGACATTAATTCCAATGCTCTTTCTCAATTAACCAGCTTTTATATAGCTAAGGGGTATAAGGATAGGTACAGAACTATTCCATGTACTAAGTTGATTAGTGCTACCAAGAATGCACGCTTATACTTTGCATGCCCTCAAAGTGAGCAGAATTTGAAGTTTTATATTAATTCTAAGAGAGTAGAATTAGAGAGTTTCCCTATAGACTTGGGATATGTGGATGTCTATGGAGCTAAGATTTTGTATAATGTGTATTTTACGAATACGGGGTATAACTCCAATAGTACATTATTAGAAGTGAGACAAGGATAGAGATATAAATGTTAATAAGACCTTTTTCGATATTATTAAAGGAACAAGTTGATCCTACAGCAATGTCCTATTTAGGATGTGTGGAGGATAACAACGACCCAGAGAAGTTGGGAAGAGTTAAAGTTAGAGTAGCTCCTTACTCAGAACTTTCAACAGAAGCTCTTCCGTGGGCTTATCCAGAGTTGGGCTCTCATGGCAATAGTGCTAACTATGGAGGCTTAAATGTCCCTGAAATAGGAAGTCAGGTTAGGGTAAGGTTTCCTAGTAGGGATTTTACAGCCCCTTATTATACAGGTGCAGAGCTTAATGCTACTAATAGGACGACTTTCTTTGATGACGATTACCCGCATACCTACGGTTATAAAGATTCTATAGGTAACTTTATGAAGATAAATAAGGAGAGGGGTACAGCCCAATTTCAACATGCTTCATCTACTAATGTACAGGTGGCTCCCGACGGGTCTATAAAGGTAGGTTTGGCTGGTGGTGCCTTCTTTATATTAGATAATAGTAATAACTTTGAGCTTAATATAGGTACACTTGACGTAAATGGTACAGCCGATGGTTCACTTAACGTAGAAGCTAATAACGAAGTTAATGTTAAAGCAGGACAAGTCAATGTGCAAGGAGACTTAGCTGTGAACGGAGACTTTAGTTGTAAGGACGGCGTAAGTGGCACCTTTATGGCTATGGGTAACTTTATAACAGTCAAGAATGGGATAATAGTGGCAATTCAGTAAGGGAGAAAGAATATGGCGTCAGCTTTTGAATTTTTAAAGACAGCGAATGATTGGTTAGAACAATTCCCAGTAAGAATGATATCAGCTTTTAATAATTTTGTGGGAAGCGGAGAGAGAATAGCACAAGAGAAAGTGGATGTAATATGTGTATGGCTTTCTTGGAAAGCTAATATAGCTATAGAAAGAGTGAGACAAAGAATTATTAAGTCTCTTCATGAAATGTATAAGACCACAGCTGCTGGGCAAGTAATGCGCGTGGCTTCAGCTATTAAAGACTTTGTTAGGGATCCTTTGGGAGCTTTGGGTTCTTTTGCTTCTTCATTGTTTAAGCCAATAACTGTAGTATTTGAATGGATACAGATGTTGATGGTAGAACTTCCTAGATTAGCCGCTAATCTAGCTAAGGTGGTAGCAGCACTCCCCCCAGCACCACCATCCGCAAGAATAAACTATGATAAGTTTAGATTGAAAGTGGGTTCTATTAACATGGACACTATTATGGCTGATCCATCGAATTTACCTGCCCCTGAGGTAATGTTCCCCGAACCTGACCGCCCATTTTCAAAAGTGTCGTTTAATAAGGCCTTTGAAAGCTCTGCTACATTGAAGAGTAATCAAGTTAAGTATAAGTTAAGTGAAGATGATGAGAAATCTCTTAAATCTTTAATTGAAGAATCTTCTTTTATAGAATTTGACGATTTTGAAATTTAGATGTATAATTGAAGCATGAAGAAATTAATCTTAATAGATTTTTCATGGCTTTATAATAGATACTATTACGTAGCTGCATATGCTAAGACACAAGAGAAAGAGAAGCTTAATATAGAAGCAACCTTATTTAAGATGCTTTCACAGTTCTTAACAATCTTAGGTAATTCCTATGAAGAAGCTCACGTATTCATGGCTATGGATTCTCCTACCTCAACTCTTTATAATTTCCAGTTATTTTTAGGTTATAAGCAGAACAGGAATAAGGAAGAGAAGAAAGAAGTTTATGCTTATTTAACAGACATCGTTAAGAAGCTAAGTAAGAAATTGGATAAGAGAAGATTCTCTTTTATAAAAGCGAGACGCTATGAAGCTGACCAGTTACTAGCATATATAGTTAAAAGATATAGTAATAATTATGAAATTATAATTTACAGCGGCGATAAAGATTTGTTGCAGTTAACGGCCTATCCAAATGTTCTTATTTCAGATAAGTTTGAGAAAGGACACTTTATTGTTAAGACTGATGAAGAGATATTTCAGAAGTTTAAGAATAGCAAGGGAGAGGATTTTTCTCGAATAAGTACTGATAAGAAAGATATCTTAAAGTATAGAGTTCTTAAGGGGGATGCTTCAGATAATCTATCTCCTATATTTCCAAGAATTAAGGATAAAGAGATACAAGAAATTATAAAGAACTACTGGATTGACGAGGAAGAACTCACTGAGCAGCGCATAAAAGACATCCTTGATGATTTAAGAGCAGACAATGCTGCATTAGCAGAAAAGCTTGAAGTTCACAAGGACACATGGTTAAGAAATTATAAGATAATGGACTTATATCATGTAGAAGATATTAAGATGAAGAAATTGTAGGAGAGAGGAGAGAGATTATTATGCTAAAATTTTTAATAATATTTCTGTTATTTTTAATAGTAGTTATGCTGGCTTATATAGCTATTGTAGGAGCCGTGATATTTAATCTCCTAAGCCGTATTGCAGCTGATGTACAAGCACTCACTAGAAGAAAGATTAAGGAGATCGCAAGTGACCTTGTTAACCTTGGATATGAATTAGTAAAGAGGGAAGATAAGTGAAGATAACTCTTAGAGATTATCAACAAGAAGCAGTTAAATTTGCATTAAGAGTTAAGAAGTGCCTTTTTTGTATGCGTGTAGGAAGTGGAAAGACAATATGTGCAATGTTTGCATTAAGAGCCTTCTTTAAACGCAAACTCATAGATAAGGCAGTTATAGCTTGTACGAAATCTTCAGTTCCTGTATTTGTAGAGGACTTTAAGGATAAAGCAGGTTTAAACGTATTAGTAGTTGAAGACGCGGAAGATTTTGTTAAGTTTTTTAAAGGGAAAGAGAAAGTATGCGTAATCAAGCATTCTATGTTTGAGAAAGCGGGAAATGATATTGTAATAATAAAGAAGCTTGAGAAGATTTATGATAGTGGCTGTAAAGTAGCTCTTGTTATAGATGAAGCTCATAAAATGCAGAACCCAGAAGGAGTACAGCATGACGCCTATTTTCATATTGAGGAAATGTTTGATAGAGTAATCCTTATGACAGCAACTCCTTATTCTTCTTGTTTGAGTCAGTTTTATGGCTTAATTCATTTAATATATCCTAAGCTGTGGAGATCAAAGCGGCAGTTTTTTGATAACTATATAGACGAGATAGCTATAAAAGACCCAAGAACTCACAGGATTGTAAGGAAAGAGAAGGTAAGGTATAAGAATTTAAAAGAGTTCAGAGAAAAGATTGAACCTTTCACCTACTTCTATTATCCTGAAATTCCTTTGGTGCACACGGAACATAAGTGTAGATTAAGTGAAGAACACTATAATGAGTACTTAGAGAAATGTTGGGGAATCATGCGAGATGAAGATATGGAAAAGATAAATAAGTTAAAGGAGAAATAAAATGATTGATTTTGAAGTGTATAAATATGTTGCATCAAACCTTTCCTACTTGATTGTACTTATATTAGTATTACTCGTAACTTTGGTGCTTTATATAATTTGTCTTCCATTTATATGGCTTGTACCAATTCAAAAATTATTCGGACCATTAGAAGATCTAATAGACGAATTAACATAAGGAGAAACAGTATGTCAAATCTGGAATTACACGAGAATAATATAGAGGCTGCATTTACTATTCTTAAAAAGCAAATAGAAATAAATAAAGAGCTTTTAGAGTTTTGTAAACAACTGACTGCAGGAGTAGAAATTCGGTATTTAGTGAAAATTGAAGATTTAATAGAAAAGCAAGAACAAGTAAAGGTACTTTTAAAAGATTAAGGAGCTTTAAATGAACTCAAAATTTGAAGAAAGACTAAGATATTGGCTCAGGGAAGCTTCAGATCAAGGATGTCGCGGCTTTGTGTATGACCATGATTTACCTGAGGAAGAGCAAGAAGATTGGATGTACTTTGAAAAGATGGCTTTAGAAGATATAGATAATTTCATGTCAAATTTTGGAATTGAATAACCTTGCATAAATCTAAAAAATATGGTAGTATATAAATATGGAAGAAGATAAATACTGGATACAAGAAAAATGCAATACAAATAGACCTCCTACGAATGTTCCCGAAAGACCTTCGGTAGGAAATAAAAAACATGGGGTTGTTTATAAAGTTAAAAAATCAGAATATTATAAAGATATATTAACATATATTGAAGCTCGATTAGGACTCATACAGGCTCTACAAGATGCTTCAGAAACAAAGGATCACTATAGACGGCAGCTTTACTTACACATAGTAGAGCAAAGACAGCAAGAAATTGATAGATGGCTTAATGAAGAAGTAGAAGTACAACGAAAGGAGAAATAATGCCAATAGACAAATCAGCTTCACATGAAGAAATAGTGCAAGAATTAATGCACGCTTACGAGAAGAACGGTAAAATAGGAAATCATACTCCTAGAGATAAAGAAGAAGCTCAAAGAATTGCTAATGCTATAGCTTATAAAGTGAAAGGTGAAAGTAAATAGAATGAGAACAGTAGTTTCAAAATCATGGGATTTTCGGACTTATAGAATTCAAGCAAAGAGCAAATGTTCTGAATGCGGAAAATCTATAAGTAAAACCTTTTCCTTTGAGTACAGGGAAGACACAGAACCTTGTTGGATTGACATAGAAAAATTAAAGAAAGAAAAACAAGAATGGGAACAAGAATCTCATACTTGTACTTCTTGTTTAAAGAAAAGAATAAAGCAAGAAAGAAAAGATATAACACATGCCTACGACTTCACCTTAAATACTCTTATAGAAAAGCAAGAACAAATCCTTTCTTGTATTAAAGATAAGGAAAAACACATTGATTTTCTCAACGAAGAGTTAAAGAATAAAGTCATAGTTGATAAGGACGGTACAGAGTGGGTAATCTACTCCGTTAGAGACGGGTGGCAGAATGGGACGGCTATTGAGATAACCTGTGACAAAGTAAATAAAATGAAACCGTGGTTACGTTCAGATGAAGTTATTTACTTCTACGTCGGCTCTATAGACGGATGTTATGATAATTATAAACCTTTGAGTGAATGTATAATAACAGATGAAGACTTTAGTCAAAGAGCAAAACTATTGAAAGGAGAGAACTAATGGGCTGGGCAAGCGGTTCATATTTAGCAGAAACATTGTGGAAACAGTTACGACCTTACATAAGACCCGAAGATTATAAGACTGTTTCTAAAATTCTTATAGATAGATTTTGTGAATTAGATGCGGATGATTGGGAGTGCTCTCCCAGTTATGATTGTCTTTATTATGTATATTTGAAGTACAATGAACCTAAAGAATTAAAGGAGTACGATTTTGAGTAATAAAGTTTATGTAGTAAGATATGGCGCCTATTCAGATCAAGGAATTGCTGGGGCATTTTCAACAGAAGAAAAGGCTAAAAGGTACTGTGATATTAAGAATGAAGTCAATGGCTTTTACGGCGACTACTGGATGAACGAGTATATCTTAGACGAACATGAAATGTCTGAAGATACAAAGGTAGTAACTTATTATACGTGCTTCATAGCTACATCAACAACTTTCAATCAATGTGCAGGTAAAATATATCTTGAAGATGAAGAAAAAGAAGTATTTACAGAACCTGTAATTATAAGAAAGTATTACGACGGCATAGAAGTTAAGTCAGTAACTAGCCCTGAGCATGCTCAAAAAGTGGCTATAGAACAATATCAGATATATACTCAGCAGAAGTTAGAAGAAGAAATTATGGAGAATAAGTAATTTGGCTATATGTAAGAAATGTCAATATGAGGAAAAAGGAATGTTTTCAGGGCAAGCCTTTAGAGATTTTACGTGCCAGCTCTGTGGTAAGATTGATGTATGGTGTAATACAAATACTCCTAGGTTCTGTCATGAATGCAGTAAGAAATTAAATATGTGCCAAAGATGTGGCGGAGACTTAGATGAAAAGAAGAATACTTAAGATGAAGAAGGATAGGAGTTTGTTTGAAATTGCTTTAGATATAGGAATTTCAGAATCTTCATTATATAATTATGTTAGTGATTATAAGAATATAAGTAATAAAACTTTAAATAAGATTAAAGATTATTTTAGAAGGAGAGAATATGAGAATATTACCAATAAGTAACTCGTTATCTTTTGTTGGAAAGTTACCAAAGAAAGTAGAATTAGACTTTAAGAAAGAAGCTAAGAGTACTGAAGTTAAGAAGGATACTTCTAATGATACAATGAAAAATAATGAACGAGAAGTTAAGAAAGAAACTGGGAAACAAGAACTTACTAGAGATGTACAGTATGAAGAAACTTGGTTGAAATCAAAGAATAATAGGTAATTTATATGAGGAAAGATTATATAGGTAATAAGGCTGCAGTTTTTGTATGTAACGGAGCTACAGGACATGCTAAGGAAGAGAGAGAAGAGAACGATTTTTATGCAACTGATTCAATAGCTGCGGAGTGGCTTCTCAAGCTAGAACCACAATTGGATAATATATGGGAGTGTGCTGTTGGCGAAGGTGATTTAGCTAAAGTATTTAATGAAGCGGGGAAGCTTGGAGCTGTTAGCGACTTAATAGATAGAGGCTATCATCCTGATGGTATCCCACAATCTTTTGGGAAAGACTTTTTACAGATGAATAAAGTATGGAAAGGTGATATAGTTACTAACCCACCGTTTGCAACAGGGTATTCTTGGGCTAAACACCAGTTAGACGTAATAAAAGAAGGCAGATATTCTGTCTTATTCATGAAGTTAACTTTTTTAGAAGGTAAAGAAAGAAGAAAGTTCTTCAAAGAATATCCTCCTCTCAGGGTATGGGTAAGTTCATCCAGAATACCTTGTGCGAAGAATGGAAAATTCTATAAACCTAAAAAGGATAAAGCTGGAAATATTGTTTACAATAATGACGGGAGCCCCATTATGATAAAGGAGTCATCAGCAGTTTGCTATGCATGGTTCGTATGGCAGAAAGGGTATAAGGGACATACAGAACTCAAATGGTTCAACTAGATTTTACAAAATGAAGAATTTATGATACACTGTAATATATAAGGAGAAAGTAATATGGCAGATACTAAAATTAAAGAAGAAAAGAAAGCCACAAGAAAACCAAGAACTACAAAAAAGGCTAAAGTAGAAGAAACAAAATTAGCGGAAGCACAATTTCAAATAAGTGATGTTATTTCATGGGATGACGCGAAATGTGCTGAAATGGACTCTAAAGTGCACTTCCCAGTTAAAGTAGTACGTGATATCCTTAAGAAGTCAGTAGCGAGTGACCAAAATTACTCTATCTTAAAAGCTATCTTATTCAAAGGTTTGTTAAAAGGCTATGCTATTCAGTGTCCTAAGTGTAAGGAAAGAACTGAAATACTAGTAGCTGACCTAGATAGAGAAAATGAAGTTACTTGCACTAAATGCGGCATTAAGTATAAACAATTACCTAATATTATTGGTATTTCCACATATCCCGATAACGAGGAAGTAAAATAATGAAGGTTAAATTAATACAAGTAACACAAAATCTAATAGATGTAATGTGGACAGCAGCAAGAACATGTTATTCTGCGAAGTCTCCTGTGGAAATGTGGGATGATATTGAATTAATTACAGATAAGCAAGAGCAAAAAGAAAAACATTGGAACCTTGTTAAAAGAGTATTAGATAGCGGGCATCAATCAGTTGCAGAAAATATCTCTTTCACATTTGCAATTGAAGGAATAAGTAGAGCATGTTCACATCAGTTAGTAAGACATAGAGCAGGTATTGTATTCTCTCAACAATCTCAAAGATATGTGGAAATAAAAGAGTCATTACAAGAGCTCAGAGATATAAGAGAACACGGTGGTGCAGCTAAAACTGCTGGGATTGTAGAGAAATATTTTGTTCCGAATCAAGATGGAATGTCTGGTTTAAAATATGCAGAATTAGATTGTCTTATAGAATATAGAAGACTTATCGAAGAAGAAGGTACGGCACCAGAAGATGCTAGAGCAATTCTTCCTAATGCAACAAAAACAAATATTACAATGTCAATAAACTTGAGAGAGCTCATGCACATATCCAACCTTCGTCTTTGTTCAAGAGCTCAAACTGAAATAAGGCAGCTATTCCAAGAGATAAAGAAAGAAGTAAAAGCATTTGATGAAAGGTTGGCATCATTGCTTGTTCCTTCTTGCGAAGTCCACGGCTTTTGCACTGAACACCAGTGCTGTGGTCGTAAACCTAAACTGGAAGAAGTCCTTGAAGGTTATGAGAGGTACAAGAATCTCAGCAAGTAAGTGTACAGAATTCTAAACTATGAAAAGATTGACACTAAGAAAACCTTGCATTATAGTTTAATTTTTGATATGATATAATTGTAAAGAATTAATCAAAGTGTGCACGGTATGAAAGGAAGTAATTAATGGAACAATTGTTAATACACCTATTCGCTGACTACTGGCTTCAGAATGATTGGATGGCATTAAATAAAAAGAAAAGATGGTTTCCAGCTATTGTACATGGTATAATCTATACTTTGCCGTTTTTACTTTTGACCCGTTCTTTGATTGCATTGCTTACTATAGGAATAACACACATTGTAATTGATCATACAAATATAGTAGGTAGATTAAACCAATTAAAGAATTGGAGTTTTAAGTCTGAAACCGTTGGCTATGAAGTGGAGATAGATAGGGGACATCTGCCAAAGATAGAAACAATAACTTTGAACGATGGTTACAACGGTAGACCCTTATTTATAAGAATATGGTTAATAATTATTCAAGATAATATTTTGCATTTAATTATTAATTACTTGTGCTTGAGGTACTTATAATGAATGAAGTCAAATGTATTCATTGTGGAGGACGAACTAATAAGTCTGGGAAGACTAAATTAGGAGCTCAAATATACATCTGTCGCGAGTGTCATAAGAGATTTAATGAGAACACTATGCCACAGCCTCCTATTAAGGAGAAGTGCCCTTATTGTGGAGGTGAACTCCGTTATAAGGGTTGGTCTAATAATGGACACGCTCGTAGATATAAATGTGCTAATTGTAAGAAGACATTTTCAGGAGATTTATCTAACCTTAAAGTAAGAGTTATTGACATGCCGTGTCCTCACTGCGGCTCTGAAAATGTTAGGAAAGGCGGAAGGCTAAAGTCAGGCGCTAAGAGGTATTTGTGTAATGACTGTCACAAGAATTTTAGCCAGAGTACAGTTGTGAGAGATATCCGAAGACCTGAAAAATGTCCTAAGTGTGGTAGAAATCATATTAATCTTAGCGGACATGATACGAAATCAGGTAAGCAAAGGTACAAGTGCACTTCTTGCGGTTATAAATTTGTTGAGAATCCGTCGCAACATGCTTTCAAAATACAAGAGAAAGAGTGCCCTGTATGTAAACACGTAGGTGCTAAGAAAGCTGGAATGTCTAGCGGAAAGAAGCAATACTATATATGTTTAAATTGTGGTCACAAGTACTTAGAGGATGGTATTTATAGACATTTAACGACAGCCCAGAAGAACCATATTATACATTCTTTGATTAGAGGTGATAAGATTAAAGATATTTCTAATGATATAGGAACAACAGAAAGGACTGTTAGGAACATAGTATTTAATTATTATAAGAAAGAAGTCCTTTCCGAACAGCAAGTTAGTGACATTCTCAAGTATGGGGTTGGATGTGGTGTTCCTGTAGAGTACCTTCATCCGTACGTAGGATGCACAGCCCATAAATGTAAAGAAATATTAAGTAGTCATGCTATAAGTGCGCGTAGCCAATACGTAAGAACAAAACAAGAGAAAGCAAGAGACTGGTATGACCTTGATAGATTTTTAGCATAGGAGATATTTAATGGAAGAGTTAATATTAGTAGCTATAGTTGTTGTAATGCTTTTATGCTCAGTAGGTTTTCGATACTGTCAGGATAAGGAGCTTGGATATTTCTGGGATAATCCTAAGAAAGCTTCATTCTGGGAGAATCTAGGGTATTGGTTTTATGGAGGTATCTTCATATTACCTTTACTGATAGTACTGGGCGGAATACTGGTAGGAGGTTAGAATGAGGGCACTTTACATAGGGTCATTTGACCCGTTTACTAATGGGCACTACGATGTTTTAAAGCAAGCGGAAGAGCTATTTGACGACATAGTAATAGTCATTGCGGAGAATCCTTCTAAGAAGAGAAGGTTTGATATGTTTTGTTGTAGTAATGCTATAGAAACTATTACAAATCATCATATCGTTTATTCAAGCTCGTTAACTACAGATATAATGAATTATTATAAATGCGACTACCTTATAAGAGGTCTGAGAAATACCACGGATTACCTGTATGAAGAAGCGTTGATTAAACAGTACAGGATGCTGAAACCCGATATTAAGGTAGTCTATTTTAGAGCTTCTACAGATATTTCAAGTTCTTTTATATATGAACTTCATAAAAGAGATATAGATATAAGTCCATATATTCCTTATGATAAGAAATACCTAGATTCGCTTTATTACTTACAAGGGAAGTTCAAGGAGGATTAAACATGGGTACTAATTATTACTGGTTTAGAGATAAAATAGAGACAAGGGACGTACTTCCAGAAGAAGGCTTACATATAGGGAAGAACTCTGCAGGATGGGTTTTTAACTTTCAAGCCTACCAAAGTGTTTCATTATGGGGAGACCCGGCTCATTTTATGTCTCTAGGAACTTATTGTGAGTACCGCGAGTTTCTTAAGGAAGGTTACATATATGATGAGTATGGTGAGTATATTCCGTATGAAGAATTTTTAAGAATTGTTAAGGAATCTAAGGAGCCAGAAAACGGGCAGCAACCATTATGTAAGATAGAACCTATATGTCACGGAATAATGGAGTGGACTAACGACGGGTTCATGTTTACGCTGAATGACTTTAGCTAGTTTGACTTAAGGCAGCGTGTATGTTATAATATTATGAAAAGGAGAGACACATGAGCCAGCAAGAAATTAACGAAAAGATAGTAGATATATTAGATAATATTACACGTAGTAAAGTTGAAACAGATAACTTGATGCAAGAATTAAGAGCATTGATATCCAGCTCTAAAATAGAGAGCCAATCATGCAAGAATGTTAACACGAACGAAAATAATCAAGCCCTTTACGAAAGTTTAATTTTAAATGAAATTCAAAGAATTCCCATTTTGCATTGCATGACTCAAGGATTTTCTAGGACTAAAGATAAGTTTTATTATGATGACGTGGTTACACCTGCTCAACCGCTAAAAGAATCTCCCGTAAATTCTCCCCTTATGGGATTCTATTGTAAGAAATTTTTTGCATTTTCCGATAATGGAAGATATAATAAAAATGAATTAATTAAATCTTCAGTACAGAATCTAGAGAGTGAAATAAATAGTAAGATAGTCCAGTATCTGAAAAAGTTAAGAATGGATAGTGAAACTAAAGTTTCTTACACCTCTGCCACTCAAGGTTCTTTGGACTTATACTGGAGGTTAAGAGAATTAAGGTCTGACATATTTTATGCTATAGATAATTTAGGTTTAAATCCAGACGAGCAGCTACAGGCACCTTTTTTGCTGGTAGATGAATGGGTAGCTCAAGCATTAAAAGACTTAAATGAATTTGTACCTGCAGCTATAATTAGAGACATTTATTTTCGAAAAGGAGCCATTGGGAGAATTGCTTCTTTTGATGTTATAGTTATAAAGGAACTTGAAGAATTAGCGCATGGGTTAAGCCACGAGGTTTATGCTGGAATTAATCCAGCTTTGAGCTTTATAGGAGACTTATCAACCTTAGAGGTATTAACTCAATCAGATGATAATACCAATTTAATTAGAGGATTATATATTTACGGATATCATAGTTATTTTCCACAACTCTTGGCATCTGCTGAGATAGTATTGTAGAAAGAATTATTGGAAGGGAAAGATGATTTATACTGGCTATTATGCAAAGTTTAAAGTTTATAAAGAGCTTGGAATAGAACCTATAGCAATTTCTGGGAAAAGACCTGACTTTTATGAAGGTTTATATTATTCCGATTTTGCTCCACGTTATTGGACGTATCAAAGGTGGAAAGATAAAGATATTACGAACGAAGGTTACACGATAGAATATAAGGCTTATCTTAATACTTTAGATAAGAAGGAGATAGCTAAAGACTTTGACGCTTATAAGTCAACAGAAAAGGACTGTGTGTTATTATGCTATGAAAAGCCGTGTGACTTTTGTCATAGGCATGTATTAGCTGATTGGATTGAAGAGAACTTTGGAATTCCTGTTAAGGAGTATGAAGTATGACTTGTCCTTTCTGGGAAGAACACGGTGGTGCGGATTTTAACGGTTTATGGGAGTTTTATGACATTTGTCATCTCGGCGCTGATTTAGATTGCTTTGACACTTGTTGTAGTGCTAACGTGAATTGCTGGTACCATACAAAGGATCCAATACCTACTATAAGAAAGATATTTAAAGCTATGAAGAATCCTTTTGCACGTCCCACATATAAAGACGGACACTTTTGTACTGAATACCTCCCAGAACCACCTCAATGGTTTAAAGATAACCTAGATGATGACGCACGTCGAATATTTGTAACATTGAATGCTAAAGAAAGAGAGTTGTGGTACTATAAGTAACTTTTGACATGTCTTTTTCTTTATGGTATAATTTTATATAGAAGAGAGAAACTATGGGAACAAAGTCATTTTTCTTACGGGGCTGTGCTGCTGTAGATAAGAATAAGAAGACATATGAAGAGAAGGCTCAAGAGACAAAGCAACACTCTGCAAGATTAGCTGAAATGCAGAGATATGTTGACATGTCTGGGGAGAAAAGAAATTTATTGCTGGATTTAGTTCTTCATGGTAAGAGTTCTGATAGCAATGAATCATTGTTGGATAAAGGTGTAATCATTTACATTCAGTTTTTAGATGTTATCGCTCAAGTAGAGCAAGATTTTAAAGATAAAGGGATTGAAGTTCTTGTAATTCAAGGAAGTACTAGAGACAAGAAACGTGGTGAAATAGCAAAAGAGTTTCGTGGAGACCCGAAGAGTAAAGTTGTTCTTATATCAAATGCCGCAGGAGAGAGCCTTAACCTTCAAGCAACGAATGAAATTTTTCTTTATGATATTCCACCGGGAGTTGGAAAATTTAACCAGACAATAGGCAGAATAGCGAGGTCTTTTAGTAAGTTTGAAAATGAAGGTAGAAGTTTTTACATTCATTATGTAATAGTAGAGGATACATTAGACGTTTATAAACCTATTCTATTATCTTCGAAGAAAGAACTTGAGGAAGAGATACTCCATGCAGATACTATAAATCTTAAAGGTACGGGAAGTTTTGATAATGAAATTCTTAAGAAAATAAGAAAAGATATGTTGTGGAAAGAAAAAGAGAAGAGAAAGGCTATCAGAAAAGCATGATACAAAATTCAAATGTAAAATTATACAATCAAGACTGCTTGGTTGTTCTAGATAAATTTATAGAAAAAGGAAGAAAAGTAGGAGCTATAATAACCTCTCCACCCTATAATATGTGCATGCGTATTCAAAATGGTAAGTTTGTTTCTCGATGGGCGGGAAGTGGAGAAACTAATAAAGGGCACATTACAAACAAATATTCAAACTACAAAGATGATATGCCTATAGATAAATATGAGGAATTTCAAACAAAATTTTTAGAGAAGTCCCTACAAGTCTCTGATTATGTATTTTATAATATTCAAATGGTGACTGGAAATAAGATTCCGTTGCTTCATATGATGGGTAAATTCGCAGAAAAAATAAAAGATATAATTATATGGGATAAGATGGTTTCTCAACCAGCTATGAACGAAGGAGTTTTAAATTCAACATGGGAATTTCTGATTATCCTTTCTAATAGTGAACCTCTAAAAAGAACTTTTGCTCAGCACTATTTTGAAAGAGGAAAAGAAGATAACATATGGCATATTAAAAGAAAAAGAAACAAATATATTAAAGCAGGGTTCCCCGAAGAACTCATAGAAAGAATAATAAAGGATTTTGTAGGTTCTGGTAAGATAGTTATGGACCCATTTATGGGAAGTGGTACCACGGGAATTGTTGCTCAAAGAATGGGATGTAAGTTTGTAGGGTGTGAGCTCGACCCCGAAATGTTTAAAATAGCAGAAGAAAGAATTAATAATATTTAAAAACTATTTCTGCCAATATTTTAATTCATGTCCTTTTTTAGGTTTGTAGACTCTTTTATAGCCCAGAGATTCAATCGTAGAGCGTGTTTTACGCATATGGTTTTCCATGGACTGACCTTGTTTCTTGCAATATCTTACAAGTTTCAAAGCTTGATCTATATTCCACATGTCTCCAGTTCTTTTAAATTCTTTTAGCAAATGCATAACCTCGTTATGATTGTTGCAAATTGTTTCATAAGGTTCAATGTCTTCTCTTTTTTCCATATAAATTCTCCTTTAATATATATAATATTACACTTATCTTCAAACTTTGTCAAATTTGACAATGTGTAACATTTATTATATAATAATACTTAAAAGGAGAGAGCAATGATAAAGTGTAAAACAAGGAGTCTTTGTGGAGAAGCATTACAGTACAATGGAGAGAATCTAGATGAGTTAATTAATGCGTTTCCAACATTGAATTTTTTAAAATTGAAAAGTAGCACAGAATTTAATGGAAGCTCATATTCAGATATTAAAATAGAAGATAATGGAGAATTGCTCGCAGGTGACTGGATTGTTAAGAACTCAACAGGACTTTGCTTAGTTCCTATGCTTGAATTTACAGAGTACTGGGAGGTAGAAAGTGTTTAATTGGAAGAGATTTTTCTGTCAACACGATTTTGAGGAAGTAAAAATACTTCCGTGTACATGGACAGACGCGGACGGGATAATACATGAGACTCCTGTTCATTTATTCATTTGTCGTAAATGTGGAAAGAGGTTCTCTTGCAAATACCCTGATACATACTACAATCCTATCCTTTTACAAACATTAAAGTTGTGGGAACGTAATGAGTATGATTGGCCAAGTAATCATAAAGTTAGAAATATTCGGAGAATTAAATGAAAGAGATAGAGAAATTAAGGAAGGAAAATTCTTTATTAAAAACTAAAGTAAATAATTTGTTAAACGAAATAATAAGTAAGAATCAGTACATAAATAAACTAGAAGGGATGTTATTTTCTGGTGGTAAATGGTAGCATGAAAAATATCAGTGAGAGGTACCCTAGGATAGGTAAAGTAATTCGGGGAGAATATACAGAGAAAGAAAGGAAATGGAAAGTGGAAGAAGATTTAAGAGACCTCTGTAGAACAACAGCGTGGATGTCTTTTTGGTTTGTAGGTATATGGTTTTTACTCTTAATAAGTCCATTAATACTTATATGTCTACTATGTAGGGCTTATGCAAAATAAATAAGGAGATTTAAAGGTTGACTAAAGTTATTAATTTATTTGGAGCTCCGGGTTCAGGTAAGAGTACTCTAGCTTTTGGATTAATGTATCATTTAAAGATGAAAGGACGCACGTGCGAGCTGGCTCATGAATATATAAAAGAGAAATTGTATGAAGGTAGCCCTTACCCTTTTCATGACCAATTATTTACTTACGCTCAGCAGAATAAGAAGCTTAATCAATTAAATGGAAAGGTTGATTACATTGTAACGGATAGCCCATCCGTTCAATGTGTAGCTTACAACGAGAAAGAACCTAGGATATTCGATAGGATGGCACTAGACTACTTCAATCAGTATGATAACCTTAATTTTTTCTTAGAGAGAACGCACAAGTATCAAGCTAGCGGAAGGCACCAAACAGAAGAGCAAGCTGCTCGTGTAGGGGATTTAATATTAGTTACTTTAGATAGGTTGCATGTTCCTTTTACGATACTTCCCGCTAACGAAGCTTTAAGTAGAATATTGGAAATTATAGGAGAATAATCAATGAATAAAGAATTAAAAGAAAGAACTTGTTTAGTAGAAGTAAAAGATGACGACGGTCACGAAAGTTTTGAAGCACAAAAGTTACCTGATTCAGTACTCTATGTAGACAAAGGTGGATGCTTAGTCATCGGGGAAGATATTGTTTCTAATGGACTAATAACTAAGATAACATCAATGTTGCCAAAAAGTCCTTATGCACACAGACACTGGACACAAGAAGAAATGGAAAAAGAGTGCATTGAATTCGTTTATTACATATCCAATGTTGACGGAGGTTACATAGGTAACGACAAAGATTACGATTTCCTAGTTAATACCAAGAAACTAATTTTAATTCAGAAAGCCCTTCCTATGAATGATACTTGTTCCATAGGTTATTCTGTTGAAGAGAATAAATGGTATGGTTGGAGTCATAGAGCTATTCATGGTTTTACTATCGGGGATAAAGTAGCAGATGGAGACATTACAGCAACGTCTGGTTTAATAGAATCATACAGAATTCAGCATCCCGAAGAAGACTACTCACTTCCTATTGGCTATGAAGCCAGAGACTTAAATGGAGCTAAAAGAATGGCTATTGCTTTTGCGGAGGCTGTTAGCTAAGGGAAGAGGAGATATTATTAAAATGGATAGATTAAATCTAAGAGATTTAAAGAATTTTCAAATTGTTAAACAGGATATACTTCAAGTACATGATGGTATATGTGCTTTTTATGATAGAGCTTTTATACGTGACCTAGGTACTGGTAAAGAAGCTTTTATAGATTCCGAACTTATCAATTTAATATTTCCTTTGTTTGATAAATATGCAGAAACTCAAATGAAGCGGATGGGTGTTTGGGATGCTGCAAATAGCAAGGAGAAAAAGGATGAACGATAAGTACAGACGCGCAGGCATTCCCCAGATACTGGAGAAAGATAGAATTATACGCACACCTTTAGGTAAACTCTCTTGGAATAACTTTGCTAAATTTTATCAAAAGTACGCGTGTATAGGAGAATACATTAGGAAGGACTCAGAAAATGAAAGATAAACAAATAGAGGAATTAATACAACAAGAATTAGAAAGACAACAAAATACAATAGAACTTATAGCAAGTGAGAATATTGTAAGTACAGATGTTATGGAAGCAGTAGGTTCTGTTCTCACAAATAAATATATGGAAGGTAGACCAATAAGAGATGACGAAATTCCGAAAGGTTTAGTCTATTATAAGAAATCAGACCTTATCAATATAATGCCAGAAGGTTCATTAGGTAAAAGGTATTACAATGGCGCTCATGTTATAGACAAAATAGAATTTTTAGCTTGTTGTAGATTCCAAGAACTATTCAATACTGATTACCATGTAAATGTACAACCTCATTCAGGAGCTCAAGCTAATATGGCTGTATTTGAAGCCTTACTTAAACATGGAGATACTGTTTTAAGTATGGACTTATCTAATGGTGGACATTTATCCCATGGTTCTCCAGTTAATTATTCAGGTAAGCATTTTAATGTCATTCAGTATGGTGTGAGAGAAGATAGCAGACTTCCACATTATGGCGAGATAGATTTTAATGAAGTTTGGGATTTAGCACAAAAACACAGACCGAAACTTATTATTTGTGGTGCAAGTAATTATTCTAAAATAATTGACTTTAAGAAATTTGCTGAAATAAGAGATAGACTAATAGAATTAGGTGAAGAATGTTATCTTTTAGCAGATATAGCACATATTGCAGGACTTGTAGCAGGTGGTGTACATCCATCACCATTTGGATATGCTGATATTGTTACAACAACTACACATAAATCATTAAGAGGACCTCGTGGCGGTGTTATAGCATGTCGTCAAGAATTAGCAAAGAAAATAGATTCGGCTGTATTTCCAGGAATACAAGGTGGACCGTTAGAACACGTTATAGCAGGTAAAGCAGTATGTTTCTATGAAGCTCTGCAACCTGAATTTAAAGAATATGCTAAACAGATTGTAAAAAATGCAAAAGCATTATGTCAAACACTTATGGATAGAGGATTTAAAATTGTAGGTGGAATGACAGAAAATCATTTAATGACTGTTGATTTAAGGGATAAAGGTATTACAGGAAAAGATGCTGCTAATCTACTCGATAAATATGGTATTACAGTAAATAAAAATACAGTACCAAATGATCCACAAAGTCCTTTTGTAACATTAGGATTAAGAATAGGTGTTCCTGCTGTAACTACAAGAGGTATGAAAGAAGAAGATATGGTATTAATAGGTAATAGTATCGCTGACGTTATTTTACATAGGGATGACGAAGATACATGTAATGGAAGAAAGATAATATTACAAAATCTATGTAAAAGATATCCAATTTATAAATAAGGAAGGAAGAAATAATGGGAGTAGATTATTTTAGTTGTAAAAATTGCGGTGAGGCCGCTTCGGAGTATGACGAGATTCATTGTGAGAAGTGTGAATCAGAGATGTGTTCTTGCGCTATGCCTAACGAGATAGGGGAACTCTGTAATTGCTGGGAGGATGTTTGGTATTTCATCAACACCGATGTCAACAATAAAATAGTTAAGGCTAAGGAATGTAAAGAAGATTATACTAAACTTTTTAGGAAGTACTTTTCAGTAAATGACGATTACGGCTTAGTTCTTAAGGAAGAATATTGTCCTGTCTGTCAGAAAAGAAAAGAAGATGAAAAAGACCCTGAATACGAAGAATACTTAAGGCTCAAAGCAAAATTTGAAAAGTAGAAATTTGACAGTTTACAAAAAGTAATATATAATAAAAGAAGAATGTTGAAGAGAGAAAGAGAGTTAAATGAAGAAAGAATTATCTACGGAAGCTATAAAGATGCTTCAGTATATGTGTAGTCATTATGACTGTGGCTTTAATGATTATTTTAACGCTAGTTTGTTGTGCCATAAAAAAGCTGTGGGACACAAGGCTGTTGAGACTATTAAACCTATCCTTGAGGAACTAGCAAGTAATAATTTATTGAAACCATCTAAAAAGTTTTTTAGGTCTAAAAGGTATAAGCTAAACCTAAAAGAAGCTGAAAAGTTTTTAGAACATATTAAAGAGGATGAAGAAATATATACACAAGAGTACAGAGATGCTCTTGAAAATGAAATTAAAAAGTATAAAAGATTTGTAGTAACTACGGCTGTTATGGGTAAAGAAGTAAACAAGCCTTTTGCAGACGCTCTAAGAAACTATGCTAAGAGGAACAACGCCCTCTTGTTAATTTTACCTTGTGAAGACGTTGTGAGCAGAGGTAAGAAAGCTAAGACTATAGACATAAGCCCTGAGTTATCCGATTTTCGTGTAGTTTTTAAAGATACATACATTAACAAGAATTTATGCCTATGTGCAATAAAGGTATCAGCTAAGCAAATAAACCCTTTAACAGGGTTAGACAGGTTAACTGTCCAAAGGCAGTCTTCTATTATAGTTGCTTCCCCTAAGGTATTCTTAAGGTATGTACCTAACATGCATTATGACATTCCTCCAGCTTTAATGACTACGGGAGCTGTTACAGTTAATAATTATGATACAGATAAGTACATGTCAAAGAGAACTTCTACTTTAGCTGAAAATGACCATGCGTACGGAGCTATCATAGTAGAGGTGGAAAGTGATAAGATATTTCATTTTAGGCATGTTCAAGCTTCTAAAGATAATTCAATAACAGACTTAGGAATTGATTATTTATCGGATGGGTCTGTTCGTCCTATGAACAATACTGTTATGGTTATGGGAGATTCACATACAGGGTATCATGATAAAGAACTCCATATGGCTACTATGGGAGCCGCCTTGAGTACCGGTGTTGATACGGTATTTTTACACGATGTATTCAATGGAACATCAATAACACACCATGACCTTGGAAAAGGAATTACGCGAGCAATCAAGGCTCAAGAACATAGGTTAGGACTGGAAATGGAATGCTATGCTGTTCGTAATTATATTAATAATATTGAACTTCATGATATGGACGTATACATTGTTAAGTCTAATCATGACTGTCATTTAATGCGCTACCTAGAGGAGGGGCGATACATTGATGACCCTGTAAATTACCGCATGGGGGTAAAGTTGGCAGGGGCTGCTATCGACGGACGTGACCCACTCCAGTATGCTATCGAAAACGTGCTAGACTATAAGAGCGACAGGGTTCACTGGCTTGAGGAGGATAGTAGTTGTCAAGTTTACGGAGTTGAACTGGGATTACATGGAGATAGAGGATCTAACGGGTCTAAAGGAAGCTTGCGCGTATTTGAGAAGGGGTTGGGTAACTGTGTGACCGCTCATACGCACTCAGCAGCCATTATTAGAAATGCTTTTTGTGTAGGTACTGTAGGGTTAATGAATCAGGGCTATAATAAGGGCTTATCAAGCTGGACAAGAACTTGTTGCCTAGTCTATAAAAATGGAACCAAGCAGCTTATAAACTTTATGCCTGATGGTAAAGGAGGATACAACTACACTTTAAGGTAATTAATTCATTTTTGTTCTCCTATCGTACTGTGCTCCACTCCTTACGCCGTAGAGCACATTCTATTAAGGAGTAATGGAATTATTGTTTATGATTTTTAACTATACTAATGGTAATTTTATAGCCAAATATATTGAACAATAAAGTTCTCTTTTTGCTAGAACGAATAATTTTACGCTTGCTTTTTAGTATATTTTGTTTTTTCACGGCTGCCTGTTTATATGAGTTCTTCATAGGAAGCCCTAGAGCGTCTCTCCAGCATCCTATTTTATAAAAGGATACATTAAATAGCCTACACAATTCTTGCAGGCTCATCTCTTTGTTACAGTATCGTCCGTATTCTATTTTAAAGTTTCTCGGAATTTCTTTATCTTTCCTTCTAGGGGTTTCGTTTATTTTATCCTTATTATTAGTTAATATTGTTGAGCTTGTCTTTGCTTTTTTAAGAATCACATTTTCTGTGACTGTCCACGGTGCTGTTTTGTACATATACTCTCTCCATTTCTTTATTACTTCGTGTGCTAGGAATTCAGCGCACACTAAGGCGCGCTGAATATTTACTAAGGAGTCAACAATAATTAGACTTTAGTCAACTCTTTTTTGTTTCTTCTTGAAAATAATGATGTTACAAAACTTAATATTGATTTATTGGGTTTAGTCTTTTTAAGAGTTTCAGGAGTAGAGGTCACAACTTTTTCAGATGTACTCTTTTTAACCTTTCTTTCTGAAATATTAACTTTTGTAACTTTTCTAATTGTACCTACTTTCTTACTTTTCTGAGTTTTTGTAGGTTTGGATACTTTCCTAATACCTGCTGATTTTTCTAAGTCAGAGGTGCTATAACCTTTAGTTAACCCAGAGCGAATAAATAGTGGAACATATGAAATTTCAGAATTTTTAACAAGCTGCTTAAAAGAAGCTCTCTTTGAAGGTTTGATTACGTCTTCATGCTTCTCTATAAATTCGTTTAGACTCAAGTATTTTCCACCTTTTGTTCCAGATTCGTAGGTTTTAAGTTCTTTTAAAGGACTTTCAGGTACTTGGTAATATATAGTAGAATTTCCCAAAGTTTCTAACTTCCAGTCTACAACTTTAAGAGAACCAGATTCTCTTAGTGATTTTAAGTAGATTCTTACGGAAGCTGCATTAAGTCCAAAAGCTTTACTGATAGTTACTGTATCAAACGGTGTACTTAAGTTACTCCTCAAGCCATTTAAGATAATATTAACAATTGTGTCATTATCCTTAGTTTTACTAGCTTTTTTCTCACTAATGTTTTCTTTTTTTCTTTTATGAGCACTTGGAGTTGCTGGCTTTTCTTTTGTAGAAATTTCTGCAATGTAATCATCAAAACTATGATTAAGGCTATTATTTTCTTCAAAGGTCTTTCTTAACTTTTTAATTTCCTCTTTAGCATTCCATGAGTGCGAGTTAGCCCATCTTGATACGACAACGTTACCTACCAATGTGGGTTTAGAATCGCAGTCACACTTGAAGCAGCGTGGATACAAACCGTGAGGACCACAGGCTACTTCTAAGTGTTCTCCACACTGTATGCATTTGGCTGATAGTTTGGCACCTTGTAATGCTACTTCTTCATCTTTATAGTCCTCGCTCACATTAAAGTGACATTTGGAATTACTACACTTATAATACCATTTTTTAGTGACCCCATGAAGTACTCTGGATATTTTCGATCCGCAAATGGGGCATTCTGCTGGTTTTTCTCTCATAATTGTCGGCTCCTTTCATTAACCTGTTTTTACACTAACTTTTACATGCTCAATATTATCACCTTTCTTATGCAATGTCAAGGTTTCTTTGAAATTTGACATTCTCTTCATAAGAATGTATAATAAAAATATTATGATAAATTATGAATCTTTAAAATCAACTGGATTTGTTGGATATCAAGTATCGTCAACCATTGAAGAATTCCTTATAGGACAGCTCCTCTTAACTGCACATGGAAGAATATGCTCTGCTACTAGTAACTTCGTTGGATTCGAAGGACACGTATTTGAAGTACGAGTAGGGGCACCTATAGAAGACGGTGGCCCCAATTTAATGTTTGTGGATGAAGTAGGGGGAGATCATTTATCAAGTTTTTATTACGGGCTCCCTGTTTTAGACAATATACAGCACGCTTCTGCTTATGTTTGTAATTTTTTAAAAAGAATGGCACTTGATAAAAATGAAAAAAGTTTCTATATGTAGGAAAGGCGGTAAATGATAATATCATGTCAACAAGCAATGAATAATAATTTCAGTTCCTTAATGTCGGTGCACAGGTTCATGGACATTGGACGTTCGATAATATTTTATGGTACTGAAATATATTTTATTCCTTATATACCCTCATTTAGATACTTTGAAATATCTAAACTAGAAGAACATAAAACAGCATTAATACAGTACGATGGAAGTAGGAAAGGCTTTATTGATGCTGTTTTACAATTCTTAACAATTGACAATTTTGATTCTTTGTGTTGTTATAAATAAAGAAAGGAAAAGGAGAGAGATGAAGAAAGTTTATGTTGCAGGGGCTATGTCGGCCGACAATATTTTAGAGGTACTTAATAATATACATGATGGTATTAAGATAGGTGCAGAACTCTTAAAGAATGGGTTTGCTCCATTTGTTCCGCATTTGGATGTGATGTTTAAAATTCAAAATGGCTCCGATTTAAAAGTACCTGTAGATAATTATTATCAATATTCAATGGAATTTTTAAAAGTGTGTGACTGTGTTTTAGTTTGTCCTAATTGGAAGAATTCCAAAGGAACATTGGCTGAAATAGAAATGGCTAAGAATTTAGGTATTCCCGTGTACTACAGCCTAGAAGAATTATTATGCGTAGATTTTGTTCAGCATAATTTATACACAGACAGAGACGACTTGCTTGATGTTTTAGAGAAAAAATTTCCGAAAGCTTCTTTGGAGTTCACGCCGCAAGGATGTGTCTTAAAAATAGGAAGCATTAAGGTATTTACAAAAAATTTAGAAATAGTATAAGGAGATGAGATGCGTAAAGTAATAGCCTTTTGTGGATTTGAGCAGAGCGGTAAGAACTACAGCTGCCAAAGACTTATGAAAACCATGGGATTTATTAAAACTTCCTTTGCAGATGCCCTAAGAGATGTAGCTTTTTCAAGCCTTGGAGTACATCCTGAAGTTGGCAAAGCTCATTATGAGGAACTTAAAAAGTGTGATAATTTTCTTACTGTGAAAGTAGGAGAGCATGAACACCATATGACTTTAAGGACTTTCTTAGAACTTTTAGGCACACAAGGCGTTAGAAAGTATGATGAGGACTTTTGGGCTCGTAGTGTACTTAAATTTATTCAGAGTACTTCAAAGAATGTATGTATAGACGATTTGAGATATCCAAACGAATACAGAGTTGTTAAGAATTATTGTAAAGCTAATAACATAGACTTTCAGTTAATATTCTGTGATTATCATAGTGAGAACTATAGAGACGACAATCCCCACGAGTCGGCTCAGTTGGCTAAATTTTTAAAGAATCGTGGGTACGAAGATCAAGAAATAGTAGACGACTATGATATTGCAGAGTACGAACTTTATTTAGCTACGGAGGAACAAGCAGCATAAGACTTTTAAAAGATATAAACATGGAATTAAGCCTGAGTGCATGGAATCCTCTAGATTACATAAATATAGCATTCGACAGTAACTTTGTTTTTAAAGGGAGATGTACTCCGATAGTTTGGCTTCGACTTGTCTTCATTTGTGTGGGGATAGATTTTTCAATTTATAAAGAAGGGAAAGATAATGAATAAAAACAGTAATTATATAGGAACGCATTTAGTAATGGATATAACCTCATATAACAGAGAAGCTCTAAGAAGTGAGGGATTAGTAAGTCAGTACATTACTAACTTAATTAAATTAGCTGATATGACGTGCCTAGTTAGTCCGCAGACTTTCCAGTTCCCTTATGATAATGAATATAAGAAGTTTTTAGAAAAGCTAAGGGAAGAAGGAACTATGTCACCGTTAATTAGGGAAAGATTAGACATTTTAGACTATAATGAAAAAGAAGGTTCGGGAGTTACTGGATTTGCGATACTTTGTGAGAGCCACGCGGCAGTACATACTTTCCCTGAAAAGAACGACCCATTTATGTCCGTCTGTTTATACTCCTGTAAATCCTTTGATACAAATAAAATTATAGAGTACACAAATGACTACTGGGAAGTAAAAAATAACAATATTGTGGTTATGGAAAGGCACATAGGAGAGCCCCAGCAAGTTTCTCAGAAGAGTTTGAGTCTTGAGCCTGCCTCAAAGATTTTGCAGTTATTAAAGTAGAAAGGAATAAATTAAATGTCTAAAAATATTTTCTTTATTTCAGATACACATTTTGGACATGTTAATATGCTCAAGTTCATTAACTATGACGGGAGTCGTTTGCGTCCATTCGATTCTATTGAAGAATTGGATGAACTTATGATACAGAATTGGAATGAGATGGTAAAACCTACGGATAAAATATATCATTTAGGTGATGTAGTTTACCGTTGTAAAAATAGGGACCAGGTTATGTCCAGATTAAACGGAGACAAGGTACTTATCAAAGGTAATCACGATAAAGATCAACTAGGTTGGTACATGAAGTATTTCAGAGACATTAGAGGTACTTGTCATATTGACGGAAACTATTTGCTTTCTCATTTTCCAATACATCCCGATAGCAAAGGAAGGTTCGTGCGCAATTTACATGGGCACATTCATGCTCAAACAGTTATGAAAACATTTCTTATACGTGGAGGATTTAGTAGAGAGCCAGACCTTTGGTATAAAAACTGTTGTGTAGAGGTAAATGACTATAGACCAATACCCTTCGAGTTAATTAAAGAAGAAACAGAGAAATTAATCGACGACGGAGTAATTATAGTACCTAAGAAAGAGAGATAAATGAAAGATTTAATAAGTTTTGAAAAGTTTAGCTATATTATGAAAATTCTTATAGAATTCCAAGCTAAAAGAGATAGAATTTCAGATTTCTTTGAAAAAGAATTAACGGAAGATTCTTGGTGCTTGTTTACAGTTGGTTCTGACTTAGAAACAGTTTTAATGAACATGCTTGCTGATGAATTTGAGTGCTGGTACTCTTTTGATGAAGAAGCAGACTTTAACTGGTGGGATGGAAACAAGTATAAAAGAATTGAGAACGATATAGAAGCATGGTTTTACAATAGCATGTCGGATAATGAGCCTAAAACTATCACAATAAATAACAAAGTCTACCCAGTTGATTCTTTAGAAGAATTTTATGAATTTTTAGTTAATCAATATAAGTCGAAAAAGTCTATTTGACAGAATTAATTTTTTAATGTAAAATTAATAAAGAAGAGAGAACAAGATATGAGTAAAGACTTAGAACTTTTTAAATTTACAAGAAGATATTTAGGAAAAGAGAATTGGGAGTTTGTAAAGAAAACAACCAAAGCAGAACTTGCCTTATTTCAAAAAGTTGACATTGACCTTTCAAAGTCTTATTTTTTGTTAGGTAATCAAGAAATCCTCAGTAAATTTAAAGCCTTTTACTTAACACGATGCTTAAAGAAACGTCCTCTTTATACTTCCTGCTCTATGTATGAGTACGCTCGTGAACTTTCTTCGGGAGTTAAAGATGAATACGGTTTAAACGTTGACCAAGACCTGCTGTTCTTATACCTCCATAAGCACATGTGGAGTTTAGGAAATTCAGAAACTTGGCTTATGGAAACAACTCTAAATAAAGTAGCTGACAGAAATAGAGACGGATTAACTACGATTATCTTAAGTGAAACAAGAGCTCCATTGTTAGAAAATTCCGGGGAACTTGTAGTTGTAAACCTTTCAGGGGTAATAAACAGCAAAACAAAAGAAGAGATATGTAAAGGTATAGTAAACGGGCAAGGAAATATAAGTAAAGATTTTAACGTGTTTGATTAAGAGAGAAATAAATGGAACAGAATTTTAACGAGAAGTTAACCCCATCACGTTGTATGTGGTGCGTTTTAAATAATTTACCAAAATTTGATGAAAAACCAGAATTTGTATTAAACTTAGTGGAAAAGTGGAAGGAACTCAAAGACCATGATACTTTGTCTACATACTTAGACTTGTTTAATGCTGTAGATAATTTTTATAGAGAAAACCAAAAATTTCCTGACAGCGCTTGGTTGAAACTAGTGTTTAAGGATAATCGTCCTATCCAAATAACAAATGACGAGTACTCACCTTTAATATATGAAACTCTAGACAAATACTTGGATCAAGAGATATTAAAGGAAAAGTTAAACCATTTAATTGTTAAACGGGATATTCCATCAATTATAGACGTCAGAGCCCTAGCTAAAGAAATGCTCAGGTATTCGGATAGTAATGTGGAAGTTCCCAAGGAAACAAGAAAATCGCTAACTGAAGCTTATGATTTATATGAACAAAACTTTCAAGGTATTCAAACATATATACCAGCATTAGATGAGGCTATAGGGGTTATGGGCTATCAGTCACTTTCAGTCCTAGCGGCTCCATCAGGTCACGGTAAGTCTACGTGTGCTCTGTCAATAGCTTACTACAATGCTATTCAAGGTAAAGTAGTTGATTACTTATCCTTTGAGGTACCAAAGAACCACATGTATTTTAATATAGCCTCTATTGAGAGTGAAAGTCATAAGGGAGAAGAAATTCCTGCTTCAGATATGAAAGAAAGAGCCCTTGATGAAAGAGGGAAAGAACTCTATAAAAAGTATATAAACGATTTTATGGATAAGTGTAGTGCTACTGGAGGGTATCTTAATATAATAGACCAGACAACCGCTTCTATTAATACCTTTGAATCCTTATGCAATACATTAGAAAGTATTGCTGAAAAGAGAGGAAGACCGGCTGATTTAATAGTTGTAGATAATATAGATAACTTCCAAACATTACGTAGTAGTGAACGTGACGAAACTACCAGAATTAACAACTACATTGTATCGTTAGACGCCTTTTCTAAGACATACTGCAATGGCATAGGTACTTCAATGCTGCTATTATCTCAAGTAAATAGACCTGCTATGAAGAAGCTAGGGACCCCCGATAAGGGAAACCAAAAAGAAAGCTCTGTTAAGATAGACGTTACTTGTGTTCAGAAATATAATGCTCTGTATGAAAAAGCAACGTGTGTTTTAGTAGCCTTTTCAGATGCAGCAACTAGAGCTAGAAACATGATGAGAATATATCCGGTTAAGCTTAGAAATAGACCGATTCCATCAAGGCCAGTAGAAGTTCAAGTAAACTTCAGGTATAGTAAAGTTTTGGGAGATTTCCCCGATAAACCTTATTCCCAAGACGCTATTACTGAGGCTATAGATGATTCACTGTACCCGACTCTAAACGGCTCTGAAGTTGATACCGAACTTGAAGAAGAACTGCTAGATTTTGAGGATGACTTGTAATGACTGATATTACGAATATGATATTTCCTTCGTATAATTTTTTAGGTAAATCAGAGGAACTTCCTGATAGCGGGAATACAGGAGATATAATTCTCATAGGAGATAAGCGTTATATTTACTGCTCTGGTGAATATCAAGTCCTTGACATTATACCAGAGTACCCTATGGAAGAAATAAGGAAGGAAGTAAATCGTGCTGAAGCGTCAAAGTTAAAAGACACATTGATTAAGATTTTTAAGAAATATGACATCATGTAACACTATATTAAGGAATTAAATGTTTAAATTATAATTTGTAAATTGCAAAAATAATTGTTTTTATATAAGGAATAAAGAACTTTATAGAACCTTTTAAAAAGGCTACTAAAAAGCCTTTATAGAGTATTTTACGCTAAAAATGAGTATACAGTATAATAAAAGAAAGAAGACAAGACAATGGAAAACGAACAAAGTACACAAAAAAGGAAAGGATTTAATGTTCATCTAGATTACACTAACGAATTTGTTAATTTTTGGGAAGGATTACAAGAAAAATACCCTGAGGAATTATTTAAAATACAGGGAGTTCATAATGACAATTTCGATATTAGTAAATTCAGTAAAAACTTTTTTAGAAAGTCTGCCTCTGTAGCGTCTGTTTCGGTAGATGCTAATGCTAATGTCAAAGAAAAGTCTATAGCCCAATATATACAAGAATATCCAAAAGGTTTGCAAAGGTTAAATTCTTTCTACCAATTATTCAAATGGGTCAAGAAAGTGTGGGGAGTTAAATATGCCAAGATAGCCGTAGAGAAAGTTTTGAATGGTGAATTGTTTATAAACGATTTCAGTAACTTTAGCACTTCTTACTGTTATGCTTTTGACCTAAGAATGTTGTTAATGGAAGGGATGAGCTTCTTTAATGGCGGCATGAAAATACATGCTCCTAAAAGAAGCGATAGCTTTGTTGCGTTGTTAATTCAATCAACAGCCTTTATTTCAAATCAGATTATGGGAGCTTGTTCATACCCAGACTGCTTTGTTGCTTGGGACTGGTTTTTACGAAACGAGCATGGTCAAGACTATATGAAAAGAGTAAGAAATGGCGAAGATGATGTAGCTAAAAAGAAAATATTAGACCAATTCCAAAACCTCATTTACTCTTTCAATTTCCCATTTAGAAGTTGTCAATCAGCTTTTACTAATTTGTCAGTCATGGATAAAGGATATATGAAATCTTTATTTGGAGACTATTGGCTTCCTGATGGTACCTTAGCTGACTTGGATTCTTCACAAGAATTATCTAAGTTGTTCTTTGAGTACTTCAATGAAATTAATGGTAAAGAAGGCATGTTTACATTCCCTGTAATGACGCTTTCACTGTCCTTAGACCCTGAAGGAAATTATATTGACCCTGATTTTAAAAAATGGATAAGTAAGTATAACTGTCAAAAGTCATTCTCTAATGTATTTATCGGAGAACCTGACATTTATAGTTCTTGCTGTCGCTTATCGAATAATATTAAGAAAGCAGGTGGCCTCGGATTTCAAAATTCATTTGGTGTAGGTGGTTTAAGTTTAGGCTCTCACCGTGTTGCTGGTTTAAACTTAGCTAGAATTTCTTTATTGGAAAAAGATAACCCCTCGTTACTTGAAGAAGATATAGAAATGCTTCATAAAATCTTGTATGCACATAGAAAACTCCTTAAGGAGAAAATATCCAGGGGAGTTATGCCCCTTTACACGTCTGAATGGATTTCCATTAATAGACAGTATTCTACAATTGGTATTACTGCTTGTAATCAATACGTAGCTAATAAAGGATTAGATATTAAAACGCAAGAAGGTATTGATTGCTTGTACCAAGTTTTAAAAACAATTGAAACGAAAATAGAGGAATGGCAAGCGGCGGAAGCTGACGAATCTTGTATTTATAACTTAGAAGCAATTCCAGCAGAGTCAGTAGCTGTCCGTTTGGCACAATCAGATCGTGTTTTAGGCTATAATAACAAGTATAAAATATATTCAAATCAGTACATTGACCTTATGGAAGAATGCCCCGTTTATGAAAGATTTAAAGTTCAGGGGCAGCTTGACCAATTAACTTCAGGTGGAAATATATTACACTGTAATGTTGATGGAGAGAAACCATTGACCCCTGAGCAGTATGAAAAAATCATAGACTTAGCTAAAGATTGCAAAGTTAAGTATTTTGGAATAAACTATGCTTACAGCGAATGTGCAAAGAAACACTATACGATAGGAAAGAATAGTAAGTGCCCTATATGTGGTGAACCAATCGTTGAAACATGGTGCCGCGTTGTAGGATTTATTACTCCTAAGTCGGCATTTAATCCAGTCCGAAGAGATTATGAATTCGATAGACGTGTGTTCTATGAGTCAGATGAAGTTGAAAAAGCGGCATCTGTAAATAACGGAGAAAAGGAATATGCAAATTGTTAATTATATAAAAGACAGTACATCGGAGTGTTCCCCCTTTAATTGGGGGCTCACTCTGTTTTCTTTTGGTTGTAATCTTCATTGCAAAATGTGCGAGGGTTATAACTATGAGAAAATAACAGACACAAGCAATATTATAGGAGGAGCAATGGAAATTATCAAAGAAAATATAACTCCTATACATGATTGTGTAGTATTCTTGGGAGGAGAGCCTACAATATGGGGTTCCGAACTAAAAGAAGCTTTAAAATATTGTCATTCTTTAGGCTTAAAAACAAAAATATTTTCTAATGGATATGACAGTAAAACTATTGAAGAGATAAATAATGAAGGATTATGCGATGCTTGGAGTATAGACTTCAAGGGATTGCATAATATACAAAGTGAGTTTGGCGTATGCGCTCAGGAATATATTCCAAATGTTGAATATTCTATTAATGATATTATAAGCAGGGAATTACCCTTAGAGATTAGGACTACCTTTTATAATGGGAACATTCAGTGGCGCGACGAAATTAGGAAGTACATTGAAGAGCACTTTGTAAAAAATAATAAAAATGTAAAATTTATAGAACAAGAAGATGTGAGAGCTTTAATATAATTTATATGAAGGACACGATTTTTATAATAGGAGACTCTCCTTTTTTGGAGAGTCTCGAAGGGACAATTCAATACATAGTAGAACGATTTCCGTCTATTGGAATAAATAATGCTATTCTAAAATATAAAGTTGGAATACATATATTTCAAGATATGAAATTTATAAATTTAACCAATAGATATCCAGAAGTGAAAACAGTATCACTCAAAGCTTACGGGGATATGATACAAAAAGAAAATAAGGAATTAATAGATTCTTATTCGTTTTCTTTTTGGAATAAAGATACTGATATTATAAAGGATGGAAAATTAGCATGGACAGGATTTACGCATGATTATGCTATCTCGTACTGTATAAATAAAGGTTATAAAACAATTGTCCTAGTAGGTGCGGCAGACTTTATTAACGGAAAACACTATGCAACAAATGAAGAATTTAGGTACTCTGAAAAACTCAAAAGATTTTCAAAAAGATTTATAGAAGATGTATGTTCTAAGAGAGCATCTATAGTAACATGTAATGCTAACAGTTTTTTGGAGATTCCAAGAATTAACTTAGAATATTTTTTAAAATAGAAAATAAGATTAATTTGACAAAAATTATTAGTGATGATATTATATATGTATAAAGGAGAGAGAACATGAAAATAGAACCATTCGGAGAACGTGTAGCAATACGTCTAATTCAACAGGAAGAAACTACAAAGAGTGGATTAATAATGACTACAGATACTAAGGTGAACTCAAACAAAGGCGTAGTAGAAGCTTTAGGTAGTTCTGTTGATGACTTCTTTACAATTGGTGACACTGTAATATTTAATCAAGGTGCGGGAGTATCGTATACTGACGGTGATGAAGACTATAGAATAATAGGAACAAAAGATATATTATGCAAAATTGTAAAGGAGTAGTATGCGTTTTTTATACTGTTATGCTTTAGCAATAGGGATAATTCATGGAATTTTATTGACCTTATTTAATGCAGCAATGTACTTATGCAATTCTACTCTACCCACTTGGAAAGAGAACGTGTGCATGTACATAGTCGGCTACATAATATTATTTATTATACATTTTGACGTAGTATTAGAACATGAAGGAGACGAATAAATGGCAAAGAAAATTGTATATGGAGAGAACGCTAGAGAGTCTTTAATTAATGGTGTGAATGCAGTAGCAGATGCTGTTAAAGTAACCATAGGACCCAAAGGTAGAAATGTTATTATAGAGAAAGAGTATGGTTCACCTCAAATCATAAACGATGGTGTTTCAATAGCTAAAGAAGTAGAACTTGAAGATCCTATTGAAAATTCAGGGGCAAAACTTGTTATAGACGTTGCTTCTAGAACAAATGATAATGTGGGCGATGGAACTTCAACTTCCTGTGTTTTAGCCCAAGCAATGATAAATCAAGGCTTAAAAGCTGTTGAAAAAGGGTATAATGCAGTTCAAGTTAAGAAAGGAATGCAGTTAGCGGCTAAAGAAATTTCCAAGACATTAGATACCTTAGCAGTTCCTGTAGATACTTCTGAAGCTATAGCGCAAGTTGCTGCTATTTCAGCAGGAAATGATGAAGAAGTTGGCAATTTAATTGCGGAAGCTATGGAACGTGTTGGAAAAGACGGTGTAATTACAGTAGGAGAATCTAAGTCTTTTGATACATCATTGGAAGTTACAGAAGGTATGCAATTTGACCGTGGCTACATTTCGCCTTACTTTGCTACTGACATGGAAAAAGGCGAGGCGGTTTATGAAAACTGCTATGTCCTTTGTATAAATAAAACAATTGGTGGTATGAAAGAAATTCTTTCTATTATTGAACAAGTTGCTAAGGAAGGAGCTCCACTTCTTCTCATTGCGGAAGATGTTGAAGGTGAGGCTCTTGCAACCCTTACAATTAATAATATGAGAAAGATTATTAAAGTTGTAGTAGTCAAAGCTCCTGATTTCGGTATTCATAGAACTAATAAGTTAAAAGACATAGCTATTTTAACAGGTGGTAAGTGTGCTATTGACGAGTTAAATCAAAAAGTTGAAAACTTTACATTAGCAGATTTAGGTGTTGCAGATAAAGTAATTGTTACAAAAGATCATACAACAATTATTGTAAGTGCAAGAACTCCTGAATTAGAAGCTCACGTTAAAATGCTGCAAGCTCAGGCTACTGTAGAAGAAAATACTTACGAACAAGATAAGTTAAGAGAAAGAATTGCCAAGTTAGCAAGTGGCGTAGCGGTAATTAAAGTTGGGGCTCTTACAGAAGTCGAAATGAAAGAAAAGAAACTTCGTATTGAAGATGCTCTAAATGCTACCAAAGCTGCTGTCAAAGAAGGTGTGGTAGCAGGTGGTGGCACAGCCCTTTTAAAAGCTTACGATTTGGCAAAAGAGCAAACTATAGACGTAAATGAAAGCATAGCTAAAGGTTACGAGATTGTTTATTCAGCTTTAGCAGCTCCTATCTCACAAATTGTAACAAATGCAGGTTGTGACCCGAAAGAAGTTATTACAAATATTCGTAAACAAAACGAAAGAAATTACGGGTACGACGCTCTAAACGACAAATATGAAGATATGTTACAAGCAGGTATTGTAGACCCAGTGGCAGTTACAAAAAGTGCACTACTTAATGCTACTTCTATAGCTTCAATGCTATTAACAACAGAAGCGGCTATTGTTAAAACTCCTGAAAAGCAGGGGTCTGACCTATCTAGTTTAATGGGTTAGAGAAGTTCATTTGGTATACAGGGGAGCTCCCCTGTATACCATCTCGCAGAAAGTGATTAATCATGGCAAAAGAGAGTTATAGTAGAGAAGTAATTAGAGAAGTAATTAACAATAATTTTACTTTCGCTGATTTATCAAAGCGCTTTGAAGGAGTGGATAGTAGCACAGGAAATATCTATTGTCCTTTTCACGATAATCATGATACTCCAGCAGCAAAGATGTACTGGGATGACGAACGGAACATATGGATAATTCACTGCTTTGGTGAGTGTCACAGAAATTTTACAGCTTATGATTACGTAGATTTAATACTTTGTAATAAATACGGAAACTACGTGTCACCCTTGTATTTTCTAAAAGCGCGAATGCCTCAAAGTTTACTAGGGATGCAATTAGAGCTTTCTCAAAAGCGTATAAATGAATTCACCACCACAGCTTTAGAAGAAAGAAAAAATTATATTGATAACCTATACATAGAATCGGGCGACTTAGTAACATTTATAGAAAGATTGTATACAGCCTAAAAAGAAAGGGAGAGAAATGGCTAAATTAGGTGAAGGTTTACTTTTTAAGTACGAGTCAATAATTCCTCAAGCTCCGTTAGATATGAAGTTTCATTATTGGGAAGAAAATGAGCAAGGTGAAAAAGTACTAAAAATTCATTCAGATAATGCTAAATTGATAACAAGTATTGATGAGCTTAAGACATATATTAACAAGTGTAAAGATAAAAGAATTGCGTTCGATACCGAAACCACGGGTTTAACCTATGGACAAGATAAGATAGTAGGGTTTTCCATAGCCTTAGATAGATGGTTTGGTTTCTACGTTCCGATTAGGCATAAAGTCAGACATGAAGTCTCGGAAATGGTGGATAGATTAGACGAAAATGGAAATCAAGTTTTAACTAAGGCTGGAAGAGTTTCTCGTACTAAAAAAGTAACAGTTAGTTATACTGACTACGAGCATAATCTAGACCCTAAAGAAGCTCTGGACGTTCTATATGAGATATTAACAGGAGCTAAAAGAGTTCTCATGCATAATTCAGAGTTCGACTTAAACATGCTTAAATTTGAAGGCTATGATGTTAGAAAAATTAAAGCTTTTGATAATTTAATATTACCTTACCTCTATGATCCAGAAGCTTCTGGTATGGCCGGTTTGAAAACACTGGAGCAACGAGTTCTTGGACGAACCGTTCCAGAATTTTCAGAAGTTTTAGGAAAGAAATGTGAAAACTTCGCAGAAGTAAATCCAGAAAAAGGCTATGCTTATGCATGCTATGACGTAACTGGGTTGATAGGGGTTTATGAAGAAATGTACCCCATGGTGCAGAATTTATTGAAACAATTTAAGAAGCCTCTTTCGTTTGACGGCGAAGAATATAATGTCCTTATTAAAGATAACCAGATGGTTAAGATGTTCGTGGATTACTACGGGCATTGTAAAATTCTTATTGATAGAAAGAAAGCTATTCAATATAAGAAAAATTTAGAAGAAGAACAAAGAAAAGTAATTTCGGAAATATATGATTTCTTTGGGATAGGTATATTTAACCTAGCTAGATCTAAAGAATTTGCAGATGCAATGGCGTCTAAAAAAGTATTTACAGGTGTCACTACTGGTAAAGGTGAACCTTCTTGGAGTAAGAAAGCTTTAGGAGATATGAAACGCAATATAACTAAATTAAAAGAGTGCATTATAAATTATAAAAACATAAATTTTCAGAACCAGACACTCTATAAGACAGGTGACGGCTACAGTTTAGCAGTACTACTAGAGCTTTATGGAAAGGACCATTTTAATATGAAAGTAACTAAGAACACAGTAACTTTCAAAGGTAAAAATAACGAACCTATGGATAAAAAGCTTTTCTGGCTAACTGTAAAACAAGTTTATTTGGACGAAATGCAGAAAGTACACATTCTTGAGCTTATCCAAAAGAATAATTCTTTGAATAAGGCTTTAAATTCTTACATTGATAAGTTGACTCAAGTTGACGAGTGTATAATGCATTATAGGTTAAAAGGTACTAAATCGGGACGATTATCGTCTGGAAATGGGTCAAAATCGAATAAAAGTAAGAATCACTATTATATTGACTTAAATGCACAAAATTTAACAAAACCTAAGAGTGGGTATTATAGAGCAGAGAAGTGCCTGTCTGAAGATCCTGAAGGTATTTTAGGATGGAAGTTTACTCCATTAAGTGACGACTATGCTTTGAGTCATTTAGAGGATGAGTATATTGTAGAAGGACAAGACCCCAATCCTACTATTAGAGGGTGCTTGAAAGCTCCTGAAGGTGAAAAAGAATTTGCAGGTATTCCCAATGAGAACGGCAACTTTGAGCATGATATTTATGAGCTTGAACTAGAAGATGATAGAAAACTTCAATGTACTAAGAATACTGTGTTTAAAGTTAAAGAGGAAACAGGTATTGTTTCATTTTGTACGTTAGAACAGATTATTAAATTAAACAATATAGAGATATTGGAGAACTGATGGATAAATTGGAACTTTACCAACAGATAATAGAAAATTTTAAAAGCATGTCTTTAAAAGACGCTTTGAAAAAAGAGCACGTAGGTACCAAGTTATTTACTCTTTTAGTGGCTTCATTTCCTCATGAAACTGAAAGGTACTATGCTATAAAAAATGAAAAAAGAAAAGTATCACGACCTTTTGCCAGAAAAAAATTTACAAAAGAGCAAATAAGTAACATTATAAGTTCTTACGGGAATGGCATGACTCTGAGTGACCTTGCAATAAAATTTCACACGTCGCCGTTAATTATTAAACGATATTTTATTGAAAATAATATCAAATTAAGAAGTCAAGAAGAAATAAATGAAATGCAAAGAGAAAAGAAGTGCCCTATAAAAGACGTTAAAGGCTGGAAAGAAGTTTATGACACATACTTAAAAGAACGGTCTCTTTACAAGGCATGTCGTGCTCATGGGACAACCCCAGAGACAGCTATTAGAAATTTTAAAAAGATAGGATTATCTCTTCCAAAGTTAGAAGCAAACATAAAATATAAGACTAACTTTGGAATCCGCTACTTATATAACAGTGATTGGAGTGACTTATTTTCTTATTATGAAACACACAGTATAAAAGAAGTAGAAGACTTTTTTGGAATAGGAAGAAAAAGAATTTACGGAATTTTTAAGAGACTTGATTATAGTAGACGCTCTCCTGAGGAGGAAAGGAATTTTATTAAAAATAAAAATGGTGAGTCCTCTTTTAAAGAACTATTAACAAATTTAGAAGAATACTTAGTAGTAGACGAATTTAAAGGGTATACAAGAAATGGAAAATACCTAAAGTATACGTTTAAGCATAAGAAGTGCGGTCGAACTTTCCAAAGGACTTTACATGATCCTTTAAATATAAGATGCACCCATTGTTATCCTAAATCAAGAGCAGAAAATTTCATCAGTACTTTACTCAGTGAGACAGACGCTATACAAGGGGACAGAACTCTGATAGCTCCCCAAGAACTTGACTTCTACATACCTTCAAAGAAAATAGCTATTGAATATAATGGACGATATTGGCATAACGAAACAGTTGTACCCAAAAAGTATCATCAAGAGAAAACTGAAAAGTGTTTAGCTAAAGGGGTGCGCTTGTACCATTTTTGGGAAGGTCAAAATCAAGATATTATAAAGTCAAGGGTGAATCAGCTCCTTGGAAAGTCTGAGAGACTATACGCTCGCAAGACGACCACAAAATTAGTAAACTTGAAAGAACGAAAAGAATTTTTTAATAGGACACATATAAGCGGTGATGTCCATTGCTCGTTTGCAGTAGGGTTATTCTACGAAGGTAAAATAGTATCCTGTTTATCTTTTCGAAAGCATAAGGACGGAATAGAGATAGCAAGATACTCGTCTGAATTGGGAATTTCAGTTGTAGGTGGCTTTTCAAAGTTGCTAAAATTTGCAATTTCTTGTATAAAATCCCAATATCCAGAAATTAAAAAAATAATAACCTATTGTAACAGGGATTGGACTGCCAACTATAAGGATAGTGTCTATTATAAAAATGGTTTTAAATTTATCAAAGATACAGGACTTATCATGTCATACTATAATCAGAATACAGGTAAGACTGAAAGTCGTGAAAAATATCAAAAGCATAAATTAAAAAGAATATTTCCTGAGTACAATGGTGAAGACGTAAACTCTTTTTTAAAGAGTAAAGGGATACTAAGGATGTACAATAGCGGGAACTGGAGATTTGAAAGAGAGGTAATATGAAAATTAAAAGTATTAAGTATATAGGTAAAAAGAAAATAAAAAGACTAAAAGAAGGAGTACATCAGGTCAATGGAATACCTATTTATTCTGGTAAAACCATAGGGGCAAGATACGTGGTATCATTGGATTACGACGCTCAAGAATATAAACTTATGGCTATTTTGTCAAGAGACCACCAAATGCTTCAAAACTTCTACAATGGCATAGACCCACACACAGCTTCAGCCTATGCTATATGGGGAGAAGAAAATTACAATAAGCAAAAAAGAAAGAAAGCTAAGATATTTAACTTCCTTAATAACTACTCTGGAGGGGCCCATACTTTATCTCAACAACTGGATATTCCTTTAGCTGAAGCTGAAGAAATGATACAAAAGTATAACGAGACCTTTTATGAAATGTATAATTGGAAATTAAAAGAAATCGACAAAATGTACCAGAACAACGGTGTTGTTTTCAACGCCTTTGGAAGACCTCGTAATTTTAGAGGTTGGATAGATGTCATAGATAAGAATAGCAATAATTACGATAATTGGTTGGAGAGAGATAATGCTATAAGAGCTTCCGAGAGAGTCAGAGCAGCTGTTGAAAGACGCGTTTCCAGCCACATAATACAAGGGACTGCTGGTGACATCTTACGCCTTGTGTTATTCCGTTTGTATAAGAAGTATTTTAAAAACAGAGACCCACATATTGACTTCATGTCAACAGTTCACGACGAGATTAACTACACAATAGACAAAGAGGTAACTGTTCAATACGTTAAAGAACTTGAAGATATAATGACTTTTGACACTTTAGATAAGACACTTCCTATTACAACGTCTACAGATATAGGATTTACTTATGGTAACATGTTTCCGTTTGTGTGGGAAGATGATACAAAGCAGGTCTTAATACCTAAAAGAGTTCACCATGCATAAAATTTGACAAGATTAAATAAGCATGCTAATATATAAGAAAGAAGAGAGAAAACATGGACTTTAAAAGATTAATAATTAGTATAATAAATTACACAAAATTTATGTACTTTTTGTGTAGAGGAATTTTCGGGAGTAACTCTCCAGAGGTTATATTGAAGATGATTAAAAAATTTGTGACTCTGGAGGCTCCCTTTTACCCAAATACGCTTGTAATGAACCGAAGTATATACAAAAGTACAGAGCTTTTATGTGCATTAATAGATTCTTACTTAGTAACTAAGTCAGAAGTAACCTTGGAACAGGTATTAGCTGTTCTAAAAGAAGAATTCATAAAGAGAGAACAAAATGGCAGAAAACAATTTTAGATCAGACAGATTAGAAGAAGCTATACATAGCTATGGCCTAGAGTTTAATGAAAACATTAAATGGGATAATGAAAAAATGATTAAACTCCTAGGTGATTATTTCATTAACTTAGAACCAGAAAAATACTCATGGGGAGCCCGATACGTTCAATCCTTGAATACCGTAATGCTCTGTAAACATATGAAAGATGACTTGGATAAGTTTAAAATATCCCCACTGGAATCCAACGATTTCGTTGCTGAAACCAAAATGAACGGAATGCGCTGCATATGTGTTTATTCTCCTGAAGTTGGGTTTGAGTTTTTCACAAGGAGAGAAAGTGTCTCAAACTACTTGAATGGAAATATAACAGACAAATTTCTTTTTATAGAAAAAGGACTTATAACAGAACCTAAAGACTATAAGAATAAGTTTAACTATAGATTTGTTATTGACGGTGAGCTTCTTATTGAAGGTATAGAAAATGAAATTCAAACAGCTAATGTTTCTATTGAAGATTACATTCAGAGTGTTTTTAGTTCTAAAAATGAAAGAGCTAGAGAATTTCAAAAAGATGGTCATAGATTAAAAATGGTAGTTTTTGATGTCCTTTATTTTGAGAAAAATCCTGCAATTCCTGCAGGTTGGACACCAATGTACGATTACGGAGAGAGAGAAATAACTCCTGACGTAGTTCAATGGGTTGAAAAACATTTCAGTAAATATCTTAGTAGCGCTGGGTTTACTAAGGGTGCCAGCAAAGCTAAAAAGCTGTACCAATATTTATATTCCTTACGTTACACTAACCAGAATGACATTAGAAAATACCCATTTATTAAAAGGAGAGAATTAAGGCATCTCATAGTTAATATGCTGAATAAGCACATTCTTCCTTTTTATGAAGTTGAAGGGGAGGATGAAAACAAGATCGAATTTACCGAAAATATTTTAAATTCAGGTGGAGAAGGTTGTTTCAAGAGCTCTTGCGGAGTTACTATGGCTGACGGTTCCCTAAAACCAATAAAAGACATAAAAGAAGGGGATTCTGTATTATCATACAACATAGAAAAAAGAAAATTAGAAGCTCGAAGGGTTCTTCGAAAAATTAATAACGGGCTGAAACCTGATAAAGAGTGGTTGTCCGTTTCTCACGGAGCTCTACAAAGAGGCAAAGTTCCAAGCAAGCAAAACAGATTTCACAGAATCATCTGTACAAAAAATCATAATTTCTTTGACGGAGTAGAATACACTCCTATTAACCAAATAAACTATTGCTATGAACTTGGTAAAAAGCTAGATGACTATAGGTACCAAGCTTTAATAGGATGGCTACTTTCTGATGGGCATATTGATAAGAATGGAATAATTACATTGTCTCAAAAAGAAAGTTCTCCTTATTGGAAGTTCACTGTCGATATGTTTCGACCATTTACATCAAACGGTTGCATAAAGACAAGAGTTAGTGGTAAAGGTTCAAGAATAGGAAGACTCTGCATAAACAAAGAATACTGCCTTCCGTTCAACGAATTTCAAAAAGATAAGATCAAATTCATAAATCAAATGAATGAAATTGCAATAGCTTATCTAATCATGGGTGACGGAAATCGCGAAAAGAATACCATACAAATCAGTACTCATAGCTTAACTGAAGAAGAAGTAAATGCCCTAATTTGTCAAATGGAGGTACTTTTTGGAGACTTAAAGTATTCATTGAAAAAAGATAAAAGAGTTAAGCACGGTAGTGGCTTGTCAATATACTTTTGGAAAGAGTCCTATGATAGAATAAAAGATAAAATACTACCGTACATTCATTTATCTCAAAGATACAAAACAGGAGAGAGCTCAATTCTTTTTGAAGAACCTCCTGTTGTACAGAGCTACATAAAAAAAGTCCCTATTTTGAAAAAAGAAATGCACGAGTATGCTAATTTTCAAGGTAAGAACATTAGAGCGTGGGATTTAGAAATTGAAGGGAATCATAATTTCTTTGTGGAAAATGTATTAGTTCATAATTCGATTGTTAAAAATATTCATGCTCCTTATATTTCAGGACTCCGTTCAACACGTAATCACAGAGCTGCAATGAAGGTTAAACAATCTATAAGCACTATGCTTTCAAGTGACAGCTCCCTCGTGGAAGACTTTGACGTATTTATTACTGGAGCTAACCCACCAAAATCAGATAGAATCAAAGATATGATAGGTTCTTTGTCTTGTTCTGTTTATGTTAAGAAAAATAACGGAGAAACGGTAGAGCATGAAATTGCAAATGTTACAGGGATATCTCACGAGTGGAAGAAAAAGCTTGCGTCCATCAACGCAGAAACGGGGGAAATCACATTAAATCCTGAGTATGAAGGGAAAGTAATTGCAATAGATGGACTAGCTTTAACAGCTTCAAAGTTAAAATTCCAGCATGCTACACTAAAAAATAAGGGAAACTTGGAATTTAAAGCTAAAAATCCTTCCGAGTGTGTGTGGGAAGAAGATGTATTAAAAGAGATGACATTAACGAGAGGACAGTAGTTATGGGAGTATCAATTACACTAAGATTTGACTATCCGTGGAATGAAAATGAAATGGATGAAAATGAAATTAGAGAGTGCTTACTAGAACTATCTCCTGATGAGCTATTAGTAGGTGCAAACATCGCAGGCGAACCAATAAATGTAGACGTAGAGGTTTATTAATGAACTTAAATTATATAAAAGAATATTTAGAAGTTAGAAAAGAGAATATATCAAAAGAGGATATTGAAAGACTTATACAAGAAATCGATGCTTACCAAGGCACCGAAGAAACCTTCACTGATATTGCTAAAATAATGCGAGTTGTGAATGAGTACAATCTAACTTTTTTAACGCTTGTAGAAGCTTACGAAGCTTATCCAAAAGGAGATATTAAGCTACTTCCCGCGCGTGCTGAGAAAGTAAGAGAAATTCTATGTATTTTGAGTTCATTACACACCTACCTAGTTTTAAGTATTAATATGGTTAAAGACAGTACATATAACATGAAGGGAATACGTTCTTACATGTCCGAGCTTGGAGAAAAAAAGGAACACTTTAAATCCGAAAAAGTTACGTGGGCTACCATACTTAGGTCATTAACTCAAGAAATGAGCTTTACCCAAGAAATGCGTCGCATGGATATTGAAGATAAAGTAGGGTATGTAAAATACAATAGGTAATTAAAATGGCACGGAAACTAGAACAAAAACCAGCAAGTAACTTAGAAGATATAATGGAAGAATGCTTACAGATTGCAGGCATAGAAACTTCCCCAGAAAAAAGTAAATTGCTATTACGCTTAATTATTAGCGGTATAGCTGATTACTACTTCTTTAATCCAGACCATGTAATAGACGTGGGCTTTATCAGATTTGAAAAAAGTCCCGAAAAAAATGAATTATTCAAAACAACTATCCTCAGAAATAAAGAGTCTGGGGTAGTTAATGCTCAAACCCTATGGAGGTATTATAAAGGAGAACTTCAGCAGGAAGCTCAATTTAAAGAAGTTTTAGATAATTTTTTAAAAGAATTGATTGAGTATTCTCAATCACAAGAAATAGATATATTAAAGTTAACAAGTAAGATACATGAACAGAAAAGGAGAAACTAATCATGGCATTTAAAAGAACAAACTTTAAATCACTTATTAACAGCAATCGTGAGAGATTTTCAACTGCTTACAAATTTTCAAAAAAAGCAAACTTTGATGTTGGTAAAGACGCTTATATTATTCCACTTGGCTTAGAAGCTGGCTTTTTTGAAACACCATGTCACAGAGTTTTAACACACAAGATAGATGGAAAAGTAGTTGGTTTTAACTCATCTTATCCTACCTATATCAAATGTAAAGGTATAGATGACGAGGGAAACAGAAGTGAATCCTTATGTTGTACATTAGCTAAAATGGAAAAAGATAGATTTCCAGAAAAAGACGATGCTGGAAAAAGAATTATAAGTCCATTAACTTACAGAGTTCATATACCAGTACTTATACTGGGTAATTCATTATCTGATAAGAACAAGGGTTCGTATCCAGTGTCGAAAGTTTCTATCTTAAATGATTTACGTAGTGAAGAAGGTTTAAAATTTGCCTTTATTGAAATGGCTTCAAGTAGCTTCAAAAACGACTTCTTAGGAGCTTACGGTAAAAAGCTTAAAGAAGACGGTATAATGGACTATGAACTTGACGAAAATAGTGAAGAATTTATGGAAGAAGTTTGCCGCAGATTGTCTAAAACAGTTGTTAAAGTACATGGATACGCAAAGACAGGATTTTCAGCGGCTCTTAAAGAGTACTCCTTCTTTCCATTTGATAATCCCTCTATAGCAAGCGCAAGCCCTGAAGGAGAAAGAGACGCCATAGTTTCTTACAAAGATAATCAAGAAATTCAAAATAAGATATGTGAATTTTTAGATTTATTTAATGTAGAAGTAGATAATATGTTTAATGACTGGACAGAAAAAGACCTACAAGCATACTATACTAGTGCTATCGGCTCATCTGCGACAGCTCCGCAAGTAGCTAAGAAGACAGCTGTACAGGAAGAAGAGGAAGTAGTAGAAGTCGTTGCACAAGAAGAACCTGTCAAACCTAATAAATCTGAAAAACCTGTTGAAACTAATGAACCTGAAGAAGTTATAGAAGATGTTAAAGTAGCTCCCGCTGTTTCTGATGAAGAAATGGATGAGTTACTAAAGGATCCAACAAAAGCGTCTAAAAAATCAAATGAAACAGATGACTCTTTAGATGATTTTGAGTTTGACATGGATGAGGATGACTTCTTTGAAGACTAAGAAGCTTATATCTATTGGAATTGATGTTGGTTCTACTAATGGAGCTATAAGTATTGTGGATGAGGATGGAAAAATCCTCATCCTTACAAAAACCCCAGTATACCAAACAGAAATTAAGTCTAAAAGAAATAAGTCCAAGCTTAATAAAGAAACAGGAAAGTATGAAGCTGACTTTAGAAAAAGAACTTGGGTAAATTTTAAAGAATTACGAAAAATATTTAGTCCTTATTTGGGTTGTAAAATTCTATATACTATTGAACGAATTCAACAAAGACCTAATGAAGGAGAAACCACTTCATTCATGAATGGTAATTCGTTGGGAATATTTCAAGGAATGTACGGACTCTTAGAGCCCATTCAGTACCTTGAACCTTCTGCGGGAGAGTGGAAGAAGGAACTAGGAGTAACTTCATTAAAAGATACTTCGATAGAATTAGCGGAGAATATATATAAAATTAAATTAAAGGATTATTTACCCAAAGGGAAAGTTGACGACATTGCAGAAGCTCTTCTCCTTTCCTTTTATGGATTTAAAAAATACTATGAGAACAATGAAAGGAATGAATAATGGCAAAAAAAGATTCTGTCATATCACTATCGAATGAACAAAAAAGTTTACTTGATGCAGCACTAAAAAAAGATAAAACAATTGAATATATAGAGACAGGAGACGTGGGATTAGACCTAGCTCTTACTGATGGGAAAGGACTACCTATGGGCTCTTCCATACTACTTTGGGCTAAACCGGGTTGTGGTAAAACCACAATTGTAACAGATGCAAGCAGAAGACTAATAAAAAAGCACAAAGCTATGGGTGTCCCGTTTAAGGTACTCTACCTAGCTATAGAAGATTCTAGAGGATTAATGACGTCTTTAGGTATGGACGAGTATATAGAAAGTGGTGACTTTCTGTACGTAGCACAGGGATTTTGTTGGAGACAAGTAGAAACTTTCTATGAAGCTGTTTTAGCTGGCTATGGTCCGTATAAAGATGTTAGACTTATTGTAGTAGATAGTGTTAATAATGTTCTATCAGACCAAAACGTTAAAAACTCTGTAGCTGACGGAGACTTTGGTACTAAGTCTAGGGAGAGGTCTCAGTTTTACAGTAAGTTTTTACCACTATGTAAAGAGAAAGGAGTTAGTTCTTTCTTTATATCTCAAGTAAGACAAAAACAAGGAGCAACTCAATATGAAGACCCCAACAGAGCCGCTGTAAGTAACGTTGACCTACATAATGTAGACATTATCTTGAAATGTAGCTCTTCAACAAATAGTACAGATGCTAGTAGAGTTGAGGAAGAAACTATCTTTGGTACAGATAAAGTAGCTTCAAAATGTATCTTTAAAATGGATTCAAAAGCTACAGACTGTAAGAATAGGTATATTAAAGGTAATGCTGTTGAATTACTGTTTGAAAAAGGTAAATGTGTATGGAATTACTATACAGTGGGTAAATTATTGGAAGGTAATAAATTAGTCAAAAAGCCAAGTGCTGGATGGTACTCCTTTGATTCTGAATTAGCTTCCACCTTTAATTTACCTACTGAGAAGCTTCGTAAAGCGGAACTCAACGTTATAGTCCAAGAACACATTGGAGACTTTGTAGACCTCTTAAAGAAAATGGGTAAATACAAGGTTAAAATTAATGAAACTGAAGTTCCTATAACTACAGATGAATTAGACGACGAAAGTTCTGTTGAAGAGGAAGAATAATACATAATGAATGAATTAAGGTTAAAGTTACAGAATTTTCAAAGTATTTCTAGTGGAGAATTACTGTTCTCCACTGGGACCAATGTTATCATAGGTCAATCAAACTCTGGAAAGTCAGCTACTTTCAGAGGGTTGAAAGCTTGTTTAATAAATCCTGCAGGATCTCAACGCTTCATTAAGAAGGGAACTAAAGAGGCCTCGGTTACTCTTGAGTATAACGGAAATCAAATAGAGTGGAAAAGAACTGCTAAAGAAAGTTCTTATGAAATAAATGGAGAAACTTATTTAAAGACAGGGCGCTCCAACTCTTTTAAAATAATTGATGACACAGGGTTTGTATGCGATAGCAATGATGTTATTATGAATATTGAAGAAGAACTTCAGTTACCATTCCCTTTTGGTATTTCCAAGTCCGAACTCTTTAAACTATATGAAGATGTTTTTTGTGTGTCTGATTCTTCAATTATTTTAAAAAGTGCCAAAGAAAAAGAGGACGAAGTAAAGAGAGATATCGTCTTTACAGAAAACGAACTTGAAAAGAATAAAGTTAAGTTAGATAGCATTAAACAGTTCCAAAAAGAAGTAGATATATCCGAATTGGAAAATGCTAAATCAAAGCTAATCTTAAAAAGAGATAGACTAAATTTACTATCCGATGGACTAAGCACTATAAAAAGAGCTGCTTTAGTTGACAAAATAACTATTCCAGAGAAAGAATTTCCTGACCTACTTAAAGAACATAAGTCTTTGTTAAAAGTTAAGAAAACCTCAGAGAATCTGAAAAAATTGCACTCTTTGAGTAAAAAACTAAAGGACTGCCGAGAACCTGAGTACATAGATATGGGTTTATATAAGTCTTTAAAAAAATTAAAAGAAACAGCTATCAAATTAAAAGAAATCGGGTCATTAGAGTTACCTGAACAAACTTTTAATAACAAGTTGTTTGTTTACCATGAATTACAAGATTATGTTTCGGAATTAAAGAGAATAAAAACAAAAATAAAGATTAATTTAGAAAAACTGAGATCTATACAGGCTACGATTAAAGCTACAGAAGAGAAGATGTCTGAGTTTAAAGTATGTCCGCTATGCCATAAACCATTGAATTAAAGGAGAGAGAACTATGTTAGAATCTGATAAAATAGAAGAATATTCTAAGCTATTAAGCGCTTGTGAAGAAGCAAAGCAAGAAGCACAAAAAATAAACACAGAAATTGCCATGCTTAAAAAACAGGGGATTGAAAAGTTACAAGAAAAAGGTTACTCGTCTCTATCTGAAGTAAGCAAAATTGACGACGAAATAGCTAAAATCGAGGCAGAAATTGAGGCAGAAATTCCAAAAATGAGAGAATATATTGCCGAAATTAATGAAAAAAGAGAAGAAAAAGAAAGAATTTTAATGGGTTAATTATGATACAAAATTTGATAGATTCCATAGATTATACCATAAAGAGTAGTAATAACCTACTTAAAAAAGAAACTATTATAATAGATAACATAGACGAATTATCTAAAAAATCGCAAGAATTAAATTCTTACCTGTCATTCATTAAAAGAGCTAAAGAAAAGTACCAAGTAGCTATTAATGAACTATACGAAGAAAGTATAGGAGCCCTGCAGGATACGTTAGATGTTGCCCTTAAGTACATAATGTATGATAAAAACTACAGTGCTAAGTTACTGCTAGAGGATAAAAATGGTACTAAATCATTGTCCATTCTTTTAGTTGACGAAGATGATAACATGGAGATTGACTTAAAAGATGGTGTAGGACAAGGAGTAAGAACAATTATATCCTTTGTCTTAAAATCCTATTACCTCTTAAATCAGAATAGTAAGGTTCTTTTTTTGGATGAAAAATATTCAGCTTTATCTTCTCACTATGTACCTAGGTTTTATGACTTCATTGAGCAATTCTGTAAAGACAATGATTTCATCATAGTTATGATATCTCATATAGACAATCAAATAGAGCACGCTGATAAGGTATATTACCTTAATGATGGCGTAATATCTGAGGAAACCTCAAGTGAGCAAAATTTGACAAAAGAATAAAATTGAAGTAAAATTAATATAAGAAGAGAGATATAATGTTTTCAAATAAAGTAACTAGGGAGATTATAAGCAACTTAAAAGGGAGAATTTCTAAAATGTTAGCTCTGTCTAAAAAGCTTTCAGAAGAAGAAAGACTTTCTCTAGAAGGAGCTTATTACACAATAGATGATATCATGCTATTTCGATATAAAATGTCACCTAGTAAAATTGTACATTTTAAAGAACTTCTACGAGGGTATAAAGAAATCATGAAAGACTCTAAAAAAATTTATATTCGAAAACATATATTACCAATGCTAAATAAAGTAGTAGATCAGGAGTGGACAAATGAGTAAGGTAGGAATTTTAATAGACCCACACATAACTGACCGTTGTCGTTGCAGAAAAGACGATTTTCTTACAACAGTTTTAAAGAAGCTTGATTATGTAGCAACTAATAATGACTATGTAATTATCTGTGGTGACTTATTTCATACTAACACGAATTCACACTTGATATTTAACAAAGTCTACAGACTTTTAACAAAGCATAAAGGTAAGTTTTATGTAATTCCGGGAAATCATGACCTTTTACATAATAATGTAAATATGCTGGAAAAAACTACACTAGGAAGCTTAGCATTAACAGGAGCTCTCAAGTTAGAACTGGATTCTTTTAAGATAGATTCTGCGGAATTTCAAGTATCACTAGTCATGAAAAATTTAGACAGTCTTCCTGTAGATACCTCAAATCAAAAAATTTTAATAGGTCACAACTATTTAGAATTAGAGGGCGCTCCTAAGGAAAGTTTTACTCGTGACGAGTTAAGAAAGTTAAATTACAAGTTAGTATTCTTAGGTCATGAGCATAAACCTTATGACGAGGAATACATTGGGAATTCAATTGTGATCAGGATGGGGAGTCTAACACGTATCGACACCCAACCTTATAATAAAGAACGTGAGATATTTTATTACCAACTAGATACAAACACGTTAGAATACACAAAGGAGAAGGTTCCCAGTGATAAAGCTGAAGAAGTTTTTACTACGGAAGCTTTTAACAGAATAGGGAGAAAGAAAGAAGATATTTCCTTTATTAAAATAGGAGATGTACTTTCAAAGTTTAAGAAAAAAACAAACCAAAATAATTCTTTACACTCAAAATTATTAAAGATAGCTACAGAAAAAGAGATAGACTATATTAAGTCATTACACGATATAAATAATATAAGATACTTTTAAGAAGGGAGAAAATATGATACAAGATAAGCATCGGGGTAAAGTTTTTGCCTCACCTATAAATAAAGCTTACAACTTAGGTAAAATTAAAATAGGAATCAAACCGTGTAGAGACGGAGTTATACTTCCACAAGTTTCAGCAGGCAACGCGGGAATAGACTTAAGAGTGCTTACCAAGAATGGAGAAGCATCTGTTGAAATTCTTCCTAACGGAACTTACATATTTAATACAGGGATAAAAATGAACATTCCCGAGGGTTATTATATTGAGATAGTTCCTAGAAGTTCTATGGGAATTAAGAAGCATTTAAGATTAATGAATTCTTGTGCAATCTTAGACAGCTCTTGGAAGGGTGAAACTCTAGTGGCTGTACATAACTTTGGTGATGAAACAGTTACTGTAGAGAACAATGAACGTCTTTGCCAGATGATAGTACACACTGTTCTTCCTGTTTTAATAGAACAAGTCTCAGATGTAGGTTCTTCTGAAAGAGGAGAAAAAGGTATAGGAAGCACGGGGAGATTATAATGAAGTTAATAGTATTGAATTGGTTCAAGGACATTATAATCCCATTCATTGGACGTGCTATAGAGCTTTTGTTTCGCATTATCCTAGCATGTCTCCCATTAGGGTTATTCTTGCTAATGTTGCAATTAAGGAACAAAGCCTCTAAGGTAAGTAGCTTATCTGTTTATACTAAAGATGAAAGTACATGGCAGCATATATTTCCTGGGTTTATCTTACTTACAATTAATCCTACACTGTTGAAGGACTCTGTGAACATTACTAAAAAGAAAGTACAGATATGGATAGAAAGTAATAAATACCTGTTAGCTTTTTTATTCATGACTACGATAGTCTTTCTCATGATAATAGGAGGTCAAAAATAGCATGCTTAAAAATTGCTTTAATTATGTAGGAAGTAAAGATAGAATATTTCCGTTAATTGACTCCAACCTAGACAAAACCAAGAAAAACCTAGTAGACTTATTTTGCGGAAGCGGTGTAGTTGGTGTTAACGAACTTTCCAACTATAATAAAGTTGTGCTAAATGACGCATGCTGGCAAATGGTTGAAACATTAAAGTACTTTCGAGATCACGAATACTCTGACATTATAAAAGAGATAGATAAAACAATAAAGAGGTACAAACTTTCTAAAGATAATAAAGAAGGCTATTTACAACTTAGAGAAGACTATAATAGTGACCCTTACCTTAGACTTGTCTTTGACCCTATCATGTTTTACTGTTTGCTAACGCACTCTTTTAATTACAATATACATATAAATAGTTCGGGTAAATTTAGTGTTCCGTCAGGGAAAAACAAATGCTATTTTAATAGTTCATTACGAAGCAGGCTTGAGATGTTTCAATGGGAATTACATGAAAATAAGGAGAAAGTAAGTATTAAAGCAGACTCCTTTGAAAAAACCGTGGAAAAGGCAACGCGAATTATTCCAAAAACAGTTTTTTACGTAGACCCACCATATTATTCCTCAGACAGTTCTTACGAAAGAATTCATTACTTAGGGAAATGGGATGAGCCAAAAGAGCGACTCCTTTATAAAACTTTAGATTATATAAATGAAAATGGAGGTAGTTTTTTATTATCAAATGTCGTTGAAAATAACGGTAGAATTAATGAAATACTAAAGAGATGGTGTAAAAAATATAAAGTAGTAGAAGTTTCTGCAGATTATACCAACTGCAATTATCAAAGAAAAAATATAGGAAGTACAACAGAAATATTAGTAAGGAATTATTAAAAACATGCTAAATTTTGACGTAGAAAGATTAGAAAATAAAGTCTTGATAGATATTGAAAATTGGTTACAAAATACCAACTCGATAACGATACATAGAATGAGTGGAAAGAGCTATTTATCCTACATTACAAGAGCACTTGAAGTTGGAAAAATAACAGAGGATAAGTCTAGTTTAAAAATTAAAAAAGGAGATACAATACTCCTTACAAGGGTAGCTTCTGAAATAGCAGTATCCCCTACAAGCTACTATACAGTAAATAATAAAAAATACTTTAATGTACCATTGTCACAAATTATAGGAGTATTTAAAAAAGAAATTTCCCTAGAAACTCTAGAGCTGCACCCAGACTGTATTCTTTTTGAAAAGCTTAATAAAAGCCAAGATTCTATTTTGGATATACCTGATACGTCGACTACTGTTGGGAATGTTGTTAAAATAGGAAGTAACGTAAAAGGTATACATGGTGGAGATAAAGTACTGGTTAGAGATAACGTATCAACACCTATAAGGCTTAATGAAAAAGACTATTTTATTGTTGAGCACAGGTTTATTGTAGGGCTCTTAGAGCCTAATAATCTTAAAATTTTAAATAACTACATATTTCTAAAACCTTATATTTCTAAAAATACATTAAATTCTACTATACTAGAGGCACCTGAAATAAACTATGAGGAATTAGATTATTCAGATGTATATAATAGGGACTTGTTTGAGATTGCAGAGTTAGATTCTAATATCAAAGAAGTACGACAAGGAGATATAGTGCTTATTAACAGGGACTTTACAAATTATGTATTTTTAGAAAATGAAAAGTATTTTGTAATAGACGGAATAAAATGGATTGAAGGAAGAATAAAATAGAAAGGAACACAAACAACATGACAGTTAAATTAAGAGAAGGGATTATACAAGAATTACCACAAATTCCATACATTATTGATCAAGTTTCAGAAGCTTTTGACTGGGCAAAAGAAGAGTTGTCAGAAGGTGAATATAATAGCATGTTAAATGTTGTCTATGATGTGACTGAATATGCTAAGCATATTAGCGAACCTAACTTTTTTAAAACTCATTTAATAGTAGCTACTATATTGTCGTATATCCCCAATGTTAAGAAATCTGAAAGATTTGCTAAATTTGAAACAGCGTCTAAAGCTATTGAAAAATCTTTAGACGGAATCTTAATCGACCCCGAAGACATCAGAACTAAAGGCTGCTTTAAAAGCACTCTGCTAAAAATTACACCTTTAGCCAAGGGAAATATTGAACTATTCACATTAATGCTTATCGAAATTAAGCATATTTTACTAGAAATACTTGAGGGCATGAAAGAAGCAAAAGTTAAGTCTCCTGTAACATCTAGAGACTATGTGACAGTTTTAGGTTATGCCTTAGTCATGGCTAATTTAAGAATGGCTAATTTAAAATTGCCAAACGCAACATATGAAATATACAATGAAATATCTATTATCTTGAATAATGAATTTAATTATTAAAAGGAGGAATCATGAATATTTTTGACTTGTTTACATTTAAAAAAGAAGGAGTTCGTGTATTTTCAAAAGAGAATTTTGCTACAGTTTTAAATATAGCCCGTAGCGAGATTATAACTCAAGCTAAAGCTAACATTCCCGGCCACGATAAAAAAGAGATAGTCGACCGTGTAGTTATTTTTAAGATTGAAACTTTTAAAGATAACTGTAAGAATACTATTATTAAATGGATTCTTGAAAAAATTATTGAGGTCATTCCGACTGTTACGCAGCTTATATACGATTTCTTAAAGGAAAAGATTGAGGAACTGTAAAAAGGGCTTTAAAAGCCCTTTTTTAAACCTTGAATTCTCTATAAAAATAAGTTATAATGAATTATGAAATTTGACAAAACAAAATTCATGTGTTAATATTAAATTATAAAAATACGCATAGCGGAGTGGAGCAGTGGCAGCTCGTCAGTCTCATAAGCTGAAGGTCGGTGGTTCAAATCCACCCTCTCGCAACCAATTATTCGAACTTTGACAACTGAATTTATTTTCATGATAAAAACCAGACTCTTTTACTACGGAATAACAGTCTTTAAATAGAAATCGTAGTAGGGCATGTTTCAAGTGCAATAAACTATCTTTTAGCCCTGAGAATTATAAAGTAGTTTTAAGACTGAAGATTAAGGGTAGAATTTCTACCCTTTCTCGGAAGCCTTAATTTTTAAATATGTTGACTATGGTCGGTCTGCTCTGCTGTCTATAGTAAGTCTCTTCAGCTTACCAGAATTGGCAGTCTTCGAAAGAAGGAATTAAAAGAACCCCTGAGGGCAGTTGCGTTTACCAGCTGAGCGTTGGAAGTAAGGAATTAGGTGCAGATAGAAAAGACTAATTCACGGATGGGTAGGGCGTGGCGCACTGAGAGAACATAAGTCCACTTAATTGGTCCCGTTGAGAAATCTTCAACCCGTTAGTCAACATATTTAAGAATTAAATTTCAGAAGAAGTAAAGGTTACACTTGACTTCGGATGACTAAGGAAAGCACATCCTTTAAGTGCTGGCTCGGTGACGGAGAAAGCTGTGATGGTCAAGGCTAGAGTACCGTACCTATCTGGTTTAGAACCTTATTTAACCAAAAAATAGGCGACCTTTTTAAGTATCCTTTAATAGGTTAAAAGAATACTCGGCCACCACGGTCTGGATTGATCACAGAACGTACAGAAGTGCGGTGACAAGTTAAGTAGTGTAACATGCTTAACTTTTATGGCCTGTTCGTCTAACGGTTAGGACAGTTGCCTTTCGAGCAATAAATTGGAGTTCGATTCTCCAACAGGCTACTTTACATTTTATAAAAGAGGAAGAACTATGAAAAAACTATTAGCAGTATTAATGTTACTTTCATTACCTGTAATGGCAACTGAAGTAGTACCTAATCAAGAAATAGGGAATACTAAATCTTACACAGGTATCAATTACAACAGACAAGATTCCGAACAAGTTGGACAGCAAAAAATAGTTAATGACCACTCTTGGTTCAACATTAATATTCAGATAATCAAGAAAGGTGCCTTATTTAAAGGTAAAGACGTTGTAGTTGGTAAAGAAGCTAAATAATATTTAAACAAACTTATATAAATGTATTTCTTACTTGGACCTTTCAAGGCTGTAGAAATTGAGGTCGACAAACTTTTTATGCTGTAATGCTACAGTCAGTATAAAAAGATATGAGATAGGAACAATTGAGTTTGGGTTTGCTCCTCAGAAGGTCTCAATGCTGACCTACAAGAACGTAAGGAACGGCTACCACATAAGTCGTTAACACTCTGGTATTGTGGGTACGCCCGCATGGCTCAATGGTAGAGCAACGGTTTTGTAAACCGTAGGTTGGGAGTTCAAGTCTCTCTGTGGGCACCATATAAGTCTTAGGTAACTGCGAACCTACGAGGTCATAAGGCACGCTACATTTAAAATACTAGTTAGAGAACGTATTATGTACCAAACAAAGGCAGAGTTGCAAAGGTCGCTCCTTTGCAAGAGGTTTTGGGCACGGGTTGAGACCTTAAAACTCGTGTAAGCTGGGGCTATGATGAAAAGGTATCATAATACACCTGCAATGTATTTTTCCGAGTTCGAATCTCGGTAGCTCCACTTATTAACGAACTCTTAAGTTCAAGATAAATTTTACTTAAAGTAAATATGGAAATTAATATGAATAAGACATCCCATAACCAATTAGTAAAAATGGCTAAAAAAGCGGGGGCTATCTCGAAAGAAAAGAAGCTTCGTAGAAAAGAAGAGTATGATGCCAGCCCCAAACTATGCAAATGCTGTGGAGCTCCTATTCCTTACGAAAAGAGAAAAAACAGTTTTTGTAGCTCCAGTTGTTCAGCTGTACATAACAATACGAAACGCAGTAGATATTACTCTACAGTAAAAAGGGAGGAGTTACAAATTCAAATAGATAACAAGTACTGTGAGAATTGTGGAAAAAAGCTTATTTTTAACGGAACGTGCACAATTGAAAGTTTTTTAAAACGAAAGTGCTGTTCACAAGAATGCTATAATGAGTTGCGCCAGAAAGAGTACATTACAAAGTGGCAAAAGGGTGAAGAGAGCGGAACCAACAAGTATAGTAATGATCTCCATCCAAGAGTCCGCCATTACATGCTTAGTAAGGTAGGTAATAAATGTGAAATTTGTGGGTGGCACAAAATAAATCTTAGTACAGGGAAAGTACCACTACAAGTTCATCATATCGACGGAGACTGCACAAACAACAAAGAGTATAACCTTCAAGTTTTATGCCCGAATTGTCACTCATTAACCCCGACTTTCGGAGCGCATAATCGAGGGAGTGGCCGACATCAGCGCCATAAGTACTCAAAGAGTAATTATCTAATGAGCAATACCAAAGGTTAGGACATGGGTAGTCCACGTAAGGGACGTTAGTTCAGTTTGGTTAGAACATCGCACTGTCACTGCGAAGGTCAGGGATTCGAGCTCCCTACGTCCCGCCATATTTACAATGCCAAGTAGCTCAATGGCAGAGCAATGGTCTGTTAAACCATAGGTTATTGGTTCGAGCCCAATCTTGGCAGCCATTTTTAATCACGAGGTACGCAGTCATGGAAAGTTACTGGCTATAAGCATAATGGTAAGGTCAACTCCTGCATATGACCAAACCGTTCGCAACTTACTTGTACTGGGGAATGTAGGGTGATTTAATATGGGGGTGACAGGTTTTGACAGTATAAAACTTGGCATTCTATAACAGGTAGAGACACATGACCTCTTTAAATCGTGTACGATGATAAACGCTAATAACGTAATCAAAGCTGACTTCGGCTACAGAACTGCTTTAGCAGCCTAAGAAGTAACTTATAACAGAAGCTGTATGTTATAATGGTTAGGCACAGCATGTGGTAGTTTACATTGCTTATGAGGAATGTACGTGAACCCGTCTTTGGTTTGACCACAACATAAGACGTTAAAGCTAGGGTTAATGGTAGACCTCGGAGGATATTTGTTAGCTTTCTCCAACCGAGTAAAGGCTAAAAGGCTAAAACTAACTAAACCTGTAATAATTATAGGTGTAGAGATATATTGGACCGTGGGTTCAATTCCCCGCACCTCCACCATTTTAATTTTGCAAACGCAGACATACCTAGGTAGGGACCGAGCTAAAGCAAAAAGGGCCTACGACAACTAAAGCGAAACCTGCGTGTTCTGTACCGCCTGAATTGTGAGGTGGAGGAACGAACTTTAGCACGTATAGGTTGGAAGTAATCTGAGAAAAAGAGGTATGTACGGGAGTCGTTACCCGTGTAAAAGCGACAAACTATAGTTAATGAGGTTGTTCGGGCTGCTTTCCTCCACCAAAAAGCAGCTTGTCCTAAGTTTAAGGTAGGAGGGTCCACCTTCAAAGCAAATCCACGATGGTACTTCAACGGGGAAATCTCTCTTGGAGTTGAGACATTCAGCAGCTGCGATACAGGGCCTAAACCTATCTCACAATTAATTGGGATATGAAAAACTTAGAGCTCTTTAGTTTTTCGTTGAACGACCGCCACCGCAAATGGCGGGATATAAAACGTGTATCTTTTGTTCAGTTTCGCACACGCAAATAATTGAAACTGGAGCCAAGTTTATAAGAAGTGAGACGGGAAAGCATAAGACTGTACTTCAGTACTGCTCAAATGTCCTCTGTGAAGAGAGTCGACTTATTCACAGCACTATACCTATATAGGCGGTCATAGGGCTTACAGTGTACCAAAAACTGAAATAGGCGGTTTTACCCTCGTTTTACGTTAAATAATGGGGGTCATATCACACGGAAGTTCACGGAATGAGCACTCGCCTGAGCTACGAGAAGTAGTAGGTTCGACTCCTACCCGCGTGTAAAAGGTTGGCAGCTCCGTAAAACTGCCATTATGTGTGGGTATGCAAGTGGTTAAAGCAAAGAGTGCTAAAACGCTCTGTCTATTTGACTTCGTTGGTTCGAATCCAACCCTGCTACACCATTGCCTGACCATAAGAGTAGGTTAGGACAACTCAGGGGACTCTACGAGAGTCCTCTTTACAATTTTAAATCCATGAGCGGTTGCACGCAAGAGGGGGTAAGGCATGTTATACTCGTTTAGCCTTGTTATAGGGATAAAATAATAGACTGGTGGATGAATGATTTTATCTTTGACGAATTAAACATTCTTATTAAGTGACTAGTGATAGACAACACGATTTCGTAGTTTAAAGTTTTAGAAACTATGCGGTAGTTGCTTACGCATTCCTTTAAGTACTCCTCCACAAAGAAAGAAGGTAAAGATAACGACCAAAGGAAGGTGCAACACTTCCTTTTTCCAATGGAAAGTGGTGGAATGGTAGACACTAGGAAACCAGAGGATAGACGCTGACCGCGGAAAATAGCTCCCTCATGCAGGTTCGACCCCTGCCTTTCCAATATTTTATAAAGCTTGGTTGAGCCTTTATACTCCAGGGTGCACAAAATCGAAGGCGGTTTCTACATTGTATCCTTAACAATGTGTGGTTTTATTGTTGTCTCCTTAACAACATAGCTGGAGGAGTGCCCATCTGTATGACATGGGACTTCCAAGGTACTAAGGGCATGCATAGTATCTACCATAGGTCTAACTATCCCTCTTGGCAAGAAATTAGTGCAGTTTCCCGAGCTCTGCGTTATTCGGAAAGGTTCGGGTATATGGGTCAGTAGTGAATCAGCAAACACGGCGGTCTGTAAAACCGTTTTCGAAAGAAGTAGTTGGGGCGGCACCAACCTGGCCCACCATCAATTTTAGGTTCTTAAGCAATTTATTTCCTAAACTGTCAAATTAAAATCAAATTGCCCTTCCGTTAAGGAAAGAAACGGAGCTTTTCAGTGATGCATAAAACTGTAGGTTTTAAGCGAGGTTTCACCAGTCAACCTGCCGTACTAATACATTCGTAAAGTATTACTTGGATGGGGAGGAATGACAGATAACCTCCCCTATAAACCAAGTCTCGATCATACATACATATGCAACAAAGGTAGTGCTAGTGGTGATTCAACTCCGCTTATACCTATTTTATCATGATAATAAATTTTGACATGTTCTGTTTCTTGTGATATAATAAAATTAATATAGGAGAGAGAGAACATGGGAATTGAATATTATTTTATTAAACCTGATATTAAAGAAATATTTTGCCTAGGGAAACATTTTGAACCTTTTCCGAGAATTGCCAATGCTCGCTGTGGGAAAGAACCTACATTAATGCCGTATACTTATAAAGAATTCTCCCAACTTATGTTTCCATACTTACAAGATACAGACTTAACCTATGTTGAAATCAATGAAGTTACTAAGAGAATTTACTGTTGGTGCATCTCTCCCTACCCCATGTATTTTGACGATGACTGTAGGGAAGATGGAGCTGAATGGCTCTACTGGAAAGAAGCAGGTTCAATTAATCAGGTTATAGAGGACGTCCGTAATGATCACCTTACCCTCATATCACCTACTTACTATTTAGATAATTTTAACATGGCTTGCGAACTTTTCGACGGGGATGAAAACAAGGCAAGAATTCTACTTGACCTACTGAATAATAAGTACACCCTACACGACACTTCTACGGAATTCGACGGTGTTAAAATGACCCTGAGTGAACCTGAGAGGAACTGTAAGTACTGTACAGAAGAGGATGAATGTCTCTTCTACTTCCCTGACTCAGTCTACCAATGCTATGGAAAATGTCATTTTTATAAGGATTCAAATGAATAAAAAAGAACAAGAAATACTCAATTTAACTACTAAAGTAAAAAGAATTATACTAGACAAGAATTTAAGTACGTTCAAAAAAGTGCTCGCTGTGCAAAGAAATTCTATAATAAAAGTACTTAATTCTTTTAAAAAGAAAGAAAGCAGCTATAAACCCCTAGAAGCTCGTAAGTAATCTATATCCACCAATTACGATGCCACTTTATAAAAGACTTCCAAAACTTTTTATACTGATCTTCTTCAAACTTTATAGCCCCTAACCTTTGCTGTTCATTTACCTCCGAATAGTAAGCTAACTGAACACAACCATTACTAAGGGGTTTTGTGTAAATGTCATTCATGGGATAATAGTAATAATCAGGCCAATTTAAGTACACGTCCATCCTTTTTAAGCATATATCTATTTGTCTTAGATTTCTTCTAACACGCTTACGATCAGTAAACTTATCTTTAGAGATAGCTTCTCTTAAATCTTTCATCTTAAATTCTAATAAATCATAGATGAACTCGTAATCCCAATTTTCCTGATTCCATATTATAGGGAGCCACTTCCCCAGTTTTTTAAAAAACCTAAAAATTTTCATTGTGTCATAGTTCCTTGATACATTAACGGTATTATTTCTGCCTTAATAATACTTGGCAGACCATACATTTTTGCGTCCGGGATAGCCTTCTTGTAATTCTCTAAAAATTCTTCCAAGGCTTCAACTAGATCGGGAGTGCCTGTTAACATAGCAGCACTTCCTGTCCCATAATAAACCCTTAATACGAATCTTTTTTCCAAAACGCTCTCTCCTTTCTTTCCTTTCATTATAGCACACTTTATAATTTAAAGCAAATTATTTTAGTATTGGCTGAAACCAAAAGAATACCTTTGTGTCGTCATCCTCTTTATTATCCTCGTAATACTCTTCATAGAACTCTTGCACGTTTGGTTCTGTATTGTCTTCTACACGTGGAGAAGCACTTTGCGGATGCCTAAGAGCTTTGTGAGAAGCATACTCATCATATGTCCAATCAAGAGGTCCTTCTATGGGATTGAGCCACCCTATAACCATACCTATAATTAATACAAATATATTATATAAAATCTCTCTAATTAACTTATCTTTCATTCTATATTTTCCCTAATACCCATACATTTGCTACCTTTTTACCCTGTTGTATTGCATTTTCATGAGATGCTGTAAATACATCTATTCTATTTGATTTTATATCTCCACCACAATCTTCTGCAATATAATATCCATAATCTTGAATATAAACAATAGAACCATACGGAATTACTTTTGGATCAACAGCAATAGTTCTTCCTTCTTTTGGGGTTGTTCCTGTACTTGTTCTTAATTGAGATGGAGACGCCTTACCTAATTCTTTTGGAGAATACCAAGATAAAGTAAATCTACCTAATTTTCTATTAGGAAAATCTTGTATATCTGGTTGTTGTTCTATCATCATTTCAGTATATTTTTCGGTTTGTTGCTTTAGCATTTTGTGATACTGAATATTCTGTGTGATACTTAACCCCATAAGTCCTATACATATTATACCTAGTATAGACGTAATCCTAATATTATGCTTTAAACTTTCTTGTATTACTTCTTTCGTATCAAATATCATTATTCACCGTACCTTTCATAGAATATATCTTCTATATCAATAATAAGCATTTCTTTAAGTTTATCCCCATCTACAATGTTAACCCGTATACTTGGAAAACTTTGTGTCATAATGGACGCCAATGCTCTTGGTAATGTTTTAGAATTGTAACATGGTATGATTATACCTAACAAGTTCCCTCCTTCATAATAGGTTCCCCATTATGAAAATATACATCAACCTTATTTACAACATTTTTCATTTCTGGAATCTCATATCTTTGAACTTCTGACCGAGTTACAATTCTATTTTCTGGTCTCTTATTCTCTGGTATTTTATTCCATATCTCATCTGATAGTTCTTTTTCAACTAAAACCCTTTTAAAGTAAGCACCTCTTTTAAGATCCTCTCTTAGTTCATTCCATCTTATTCCTTTTTCTTCTAACATAGTCAGCATAGCTTTTCTATCTTTACCTTGTAATTCCTTATGGGAGAAATTTGCTTGTGCTAACATAGATACAGAATTACGAACAGCATCTATTTCTCTCCATACAAAAGTATTTGCTAATTCCATTTCATTCGGTAATTGGAATACTCTACAATCAAAAGATGGGATTATTTTTTGACACTTATTGAATAGTAATGTCCAAGAATTCTCTATTTCTCTCCATTCCTTGGTTGCCACTTCAAATCCATGATATTCTAAATATTTTTCTGTAATATAATTAACAAACTTGCTTGCTGCCAATGATGCCAATACAGATTGTAGTTTAAATAATTTACCATCAAAAGGTGCTTTATCTATATCCAACCAACACAATGAGATTTCATCTGATTGAACATAACCAAGTTGAGCATGTGTTTCTTCAACCAAGAACTTTGTTACTTCTTGCATTGTTTCAACTAACTCATAACAAAATGGTTTCTTTAAACCTCTACAAAATGTGTGGAAGGCTCTTCCGTCTATTCTCGCATATACAGGTAAACATGGCATTAAAGTTGTTTTGGTTGTTTGAGCCTCGTATTGCTTTATTCTAATTCCTAATTCATCAAATCTCATTATCTTCTTCTCCTATAATCTTCGCATTTATACTCACAGTATGATGGATGAGTGTATGTACATAATCCCGTTGGTTTTACACTTTGGACAATTCATCCTTATACCTTTCATAAAACATATCTTCTACATCAATAATAGACATTTCTTTAAGTTTATCTCTACCTAATTCTTCCATTAGTTTTACAACTTGGATTTCTTCTTTAGTTTTATAAATTTTCTTGTTTGTTCTCCCACCTGCCAAAACATCTTTTAAGGCTCTCATTTGTTTCCAAAAATTATAGAATGAAGATTTAAACTTAACTCTATACCCATTTTGGTCTTCAAAAACATATCCTTCATGTTTACAATCCCATTGAGTAACACCTTGTCTAAATTTATCTTTCCATTCTTCAAATTCTTCCCAATTATTAAATTCTAATTCTTTCTTTTTAAGATGAACTTGTAAATCACAAGAAATATTAAACAGTTCATCATAAGAAACGTGTTTTTCTTCTAATTGATTTTTAAATACCTCTAATAGGATTATTTTGTTTGTATCATATTTTATTATATGTGGGTCATTGTATTTATCCACACATTCAAATACATAAGAATAGCCTTCCTTTAATAATGGGGATAATTTTGTTTTTAATTGTTTTCTCATTTGTAATAAATCATCTTCTAAGCATGGTTTATCATTAAATACACAATTACCATAATTTAAAAAATTATAAACGGGAGTGTAGTGATTATTTGCTACACCTTGATATTTGGTATCATGTCCAGCAACTATTCCATAGTTATCACAAAGAACACCTATAAACCAATTTACATAATCACCCTCATCAGAAGATTTGGTAAAGAAGTGTACTCCATTTGTATCCTTAGATACAATACCTAAGAATCCATTTTCTTTTTTGTATCCAATTAAAGGCCACTTAATATATTCCTTCATATAAGCAGGCTCTGTTGTTTCGTGCTGCTTATAGTTAAAGAATTTATCAAAACTTCTTCCTACAACGTGCCCGTCTGTTTTATCTACAAATAAACCTCTTGCTTTTGTTGTTATTGTATCCCACTTTCCTTTTTCAAAAGCGTCTCTTGTAAAGTTAAAACTTATTACATTATCTTTTAAGTTTTTAACCTGTACCCATTTACTGTCATACATTTCTCTAAGTAGTTCTATATCAGATTTTTCTTCTTCCTCTTTTACTTCTGGAATATCATACACCTCATTCTTAATTTCTACAATATTCCAATGTCCTTCAGGAAAATCTCCAAGTTCTACAATTCTTAAATGTCCGCCGAACTCTACTTGACCTTCTAAATTGAATGTCATGTTCTCATTTGATACAACAGGAACTCTCATTACATTTCTATGACCATGTATTTGGACAGTCCATGTTTTATTCTTTTCTTCATTTTCATTGAATTGCTTATCTATTTTATCGTGGTCTTCATATTTACCTACACCTTTAATCAATTCAATTGTTTGTGTTTTCATTGTAGGCATACACGGTACACCACCATGAGTTACAAGATATCTGTGTCCATTAAATGTAAAATAACTCATTTGTGCTAATCTATCACAGAATCTTCTTATTTCTGTTTTATCTATATCTTTAATTTGCGGATAGGTTCTTTTTATAAATTCTAAACTTCTAATTGGATTTTGTCTTCTATTACTTTCCATATTATAAGTCTTTTCTAATATGTTTGTAATGTCTAAAGATAAGTCCGTAGAGAACTCTTCTTTAAACCATTCTCTACAATTTTGTATAAAATCTTTTGTATTATGTTCTTCATGCTGCAGTACAGTGACTAATCTAATTAGTTTTTCTAACCTGTATTCCCATTCTTGCATTTCTTTATGCAATTCTTTTTGTTTTTCAGGAACATTAATTAATTCAAATCTATAATAAATTTCTCTGTTCTCAGGATTTGTTTCCCAAGATTCTCTTAACAACTTGGATAGCTCTTCAGACATATTTTTATTCTTATTTATCTTTTTCTCTAAGGTAACTTGTCTATCCTTTAATTGAGAAATTAACTTAGTAACAAATGGGTCTTTATATTCAACAGGTCTATTCTCATAATATTCCATATCATAATCTTTTTGAGAGTACTTACGAAGCCATGTTTCATGATTACCTTCTAAAAATACACAATTCTTTTTATCTTTTAAAGAAATTAAAAATTCCAAAACTTCTTTATTTTGTACACCTCTATCTAAGTAATCCCCACAGAAAATATAATTATAATTTTCATTGAATGGATTCTTATCAAAATACTCCTTTAATGGGTCATAACAACCATGTATATCTCCAAAGATTACAACTTTCTCATATTCATTTGCATCGAATGGTTCAAGGGGAGAATTTATTAATGTAATTGCTTCTTCCGGAGATACTATTTTATATTGTTTTTTAACTTCATTTGTATCTGCTAAGGCTACAACCATTTTCTCAATTACTTCATCTGGAACTTTTCTAAATCCTCTTGTAGCATTTCTTCTTTTTAATTCTTTTTACTATTTTTCTTCTTATTTTATATGTTTCTTTCCATTTTCTTTGATTTAACATATATTCTAAATTTGAACTCATTCT